ATTCTGTAACAATCGCTGGTTACACTCCAGTTGTAACATTAAGTTCTGGTTCAGCTACAGCTACAGCTACATTAGCCGCTCAAGTAACAAGTGGTTACACAGGACGTTACGAGCAGATTATTGCTAACGCCAACATTGGCGGAACATTGTATACTGATTGCGACATCATCAAGCAAGAAGGTTCACGTACATACCGTGTTATCCAACAAGGTGGTACATACCCAGGTACATTGTGCAAGCTAACAGCAGTTGCTGAAAGCAGTTTGACTACAGGTCAAATGGCAATCATTGCTACTGACAGTGCTGGTGGTATCTATGCTGTATCTAAGTTAACAAACCGTAAGGCATACTTAACTCCAATTTCAGGTACACAGTTTACTACTGGACAAGCGGCCGCATGGAACTTAACAAGTCCAACAGCTAACGTTTCAGTAACACTAGATAACGCTTAATAAACTCAATGGGGACTTCGGTCCCCAATTAGGATTCTAAATGACAAGAGTTGTAAAAACAAACCAAGGCGATTACCACATATTAGTTCAAAACGGTGGGACAATTATTCTTGACCCTACTAGTTCTGGTCAGGTAACAGTCACTGGCAATCTTGTTGTTAATGGTACAACTACTACAATTAATTCAAGTAATTTGAATGTTGAAGTAAACATATTACAAATTAATGCAGGACTAACTACCAATGGAATTCCTAGTTCGTTAAGTTATCAATCAGGCCTTCAAGTAGATAGAGGTGTTGCACAACCAGCACAACTGATCTTTGATGAATCAGTAAGACATTATGATCCAACAACTTCTATAGCGGCTACAAGCTATACTGCAACAGGATCAGCAGTAACATTTAATTTTTCAACACAAGGTGCAGTACCATTTCCCGTAGCTTCAAACGGAAGTACTGGATCAGTTATTGTAGTTGCAGGATTTAGTCCTTCAGCTTATAACGGAACATATACAGTAACAGCTTGCACTACAAGTTCTGTTACTTTTGCTAGCACAACCACTAGCACAATTACAACATTAGGTACTATAACTTTAAACAAAGGTGGTACTTTTAAATTACAAACAGCAGACGGCATTTTAGGCGGACTGCAATTAAGAACATTAACAAATGATGGAAACAGTTACCTTGAAGTAGATTTACAAAAAGGAACTCCAACATTTAGATTAGCAAATTCAACAAACGGAGCAGGAACTCCTTACTCATATCGTGCAGTAAACGCTGACGATATTGTAACAGTTGCATGGGTACAAAATTATATTGCAAGTAGTTGGAGTTCAGGTTCTCCAAGTGTGCAAGGTACAGCTACAGTTACAACTATTCAACAACCAGTTGGTGTAGCAATCGGATCTGCTAACTCTGCTATTCAAGCATTAAGTTCAAACATTCTTTTTCAAATTGCTGGATCAACTATCAGCACTTTGAGTTCAACTGGCTTGTTAACTGGTAACGTAAACATTGCAGGTGATACTGTTTCGAATACAACAAATGATTTGATACTAAGTGCAAATACTGGAAACGTTCAAGTAAATGCGGTGTTAGATTTAAATAATCAATCAACACCTACATATACAAGCGGCAAAACAAAGATATATTCTAGTTCAACTATTGGACCAGGAAGAACAGGTGTGTACATTACAAACAGTACTGTACAAACTCCAGACGAATTGATTAGTAGACAACGAGCAACTTTGCTAAGTATTTTACTATAAGGATAGAACATGGCATTAACATCAACATTAATCGGAACAACAAACACAACAGTTTATACTAGTTCAGTAACCGCTCCACAGATCGGTAATGCTATCACTTGCATGATTGTTTGCAACACAGGTGCAGTAAGTTCAAACTTAACATTATACGCAGTTCCTAACAATGCAGGATCTGTTGGAACAGCAAGTTCATCAAACATGATTATAAACGCATTAGCAGTTCCTGCAGGTGAAACTGTAAGTCTAGATCAAGAAAAATTAGTATTAAGTGGAAACGATACAATCGTAGCAGTTAGCAGTCAAGCTAGCACATTGAATATAACTTTAAGCACATTGCCAGTATAATGAGATTCCTTAAACAACAAACTCTTAGTCGTCGAGCAATTTTTGATACTACTGTATACTCAGATACAGCAAATGCCAACGTCTATATAAAACCTACAGGTGCAGGAAGTTTAGTAGTTCCTAATGGTACAACTGGTCAACGTCCTGGCAGTCCAACAGCCGGAATGATGCGCTATAATACAACTACAAATGAAATTGAAGTATATCAAGGTAGTGCATGGCGTGCCTTAAGATTCAAAGAAGCTACTCAAGTTGTCCAACAAAACTTAGGAGCAGGTGACAGCTCTAGCACTTATTTTGGACCTCTAAACTCAGTATACTATAACCCAACAAATATTTCAAGCGATGTTACAAACTTTGGCGCACAGAATATTTTAGTCTATGTTGAAAACATTCCTCAACTTTCTGGTATCAACTATAGTGTTGTACAAAACCCAACAATCACTGGATCAACCTATACACCAACATTAAGTTATGCGGCTGTAAGCGGATCAACAACTTTATATTTTAATACAAGTCTTATTGCAACAACAGCTTCATGGTCAGCTAACGTAGTAACAATTTCATTTCCAGCACAAACACAACAACCATTTGCAACCGGTGCTACTATTACGGTAACAGGATTCACACCGAGTGGATATAATGGTGTATTCACAGTTACAGGCGGATCATCAACTACTGTAACTTATGCACTAGCATCCAATCCAGGAACTATGACAGTAACAGGTACAGTAACAGCAAGCGGAACAACTCCAGCAGTTTTTGCGGCAAGTCAAAGTACAACTGTTACAGCTGGATCTTTTATATTAGGTACAACTTATACAATTACAACTGTTGGTACAACATCATTTACATCAATCGGTGCGTCAAACAATAACGTTGGTACAAGTTTTGTTGCAACAGGTGTTGGTAGCGGAACTGGTACAGCAACGACAGTTACTGGAGACATTCTTAATGCACAAGTTACAGGTACAAACATTCAAGCAAGTACCGTAGTAACAGCATTTACAACAGATCCAAATACAGATGCATTAACTAGTATTACACTAAGCAAAGCAACTACAACAAGTACTTTAGCAGTGAATACACAAATTACAATCGCAGATGTAAGCACACTTGAATCAGGATACTATTTGCAATTTACTGCACCAGTACCTTACGGAAAAACTGTCGTAGCATTGCTTGGTTTTGACCAGTAATTAGGAGCCTACCATGGGGCGAGAACTAGGTAGAATTAGCGGTCCGCTACTATCGGACAATCTGTTACGTAACGGTAATAATCTTGCCTTTGACACACAAGTTTTATATGTAGACGTTAATAACAAGCGTATTGGTTTTAATACTACAACACCTGTTAACGATTTATATACACCAAACGCAATTGACACAACTACCCTAATAGTCGATTCTACAGCTGATATTGGCAATTTTGTAATTAGTACCAATAACATTCAAAACGCAGTTGGTAACATTACTTTTAGTTCATCGAATACTGTAGTTGCACCCGGACTAACAACAAATAATCTATATTTGTATAGCAATAACATTACCGATACCGTAACCAATAATAGTATAAATGTTACAGCGAACGGGTCAGGAACCATTAATCTTGCCAATGGAAACGGGAATGTTCAAGTTACAGTTAGCGGAAATTTACATGCTACAGGTAACATAACTTTTGATGGAAATATTACTTTAGGAACAAGTTCGAGTAATACAATTAATTTTACAGCAGAAGTTAACAGTAATATTTTACCTTCAACTACTAATACATACACATTGGGTTCGGGCACAAATCGTTGGAATAATGTCTATACCAACACATTTTCTGTAAGTTCTACAACAGTTCCAACAACGTCAGCAACAACTTTAAATGCTGGTAATTTAAGTTTCAATGGAAGCACAATTACTAATAATAGTGCATCTGCTAACTTACAAATACTTCCAACAGGCACAGGAATTATTAGTCTAAACGGAACACAATTTACAGCAGTTAACCAAAATAGTATCACAAATCCGTCAAATGGTGCTTATACCCTAGCTGGTACTGCGGCAGGATATTATAAGTTTGCAGGTACAGCAGGTACAGCTATTCCAACAGGTACAACAGCCCAGCGTCCAGTTAATGCAACAACTGGTATGATTCGTTTCAATACGTCACTTGGCTATGGAGAATTTTATAATGGTAGTGCATGGAGCGCAATCGGTGGTGCAAGTGCTACTTTAAGTCTTGATCAAGTGACTAACATTATGATTACCGATGCCATAATCTTTGGTAGATAAACCCAAAAACTTAAAACAGCTAAATACATTGATTACGAAAAATGACCATTTTTCGTATGGTTAAACAGTGGTAAACCCGCTAAGAGCGTACAGCTGAAAAAGTGGTTAACCGTGAAACACGGGGTATACGGGAGCGTAAATGGCTGTTGGTCGAATTTCGGGTCCGCTCTTAAAGGATAATTTACTTCGTAATGGAGTGAACTTAGCCTTCGAGACGAGCCTTCTCTACTTGGATGTTAATAACAGCCGCGTCGGCATTAACACCACCACGCCCACAAATGATTTAAGTGTTAATGGCACAACCCGTACTACCAATTTATACATCAGTGGATCATCTACTCTAGGAAATATTACCTTTACAGGTAGTACAATTTCTAGTACAGCTACTAATATCACATTCACACCAAGCGGTGGTAGTCCAGCAGTTAACATGACGACTGCCGCTATTGGTAACTTGCAACTTACTGGAAATAACCTAAGTTCAACTAATACCAATGGCAATATTAATATTACGGCAAATGGTACTGGTGCAATTAATCTTAATAATAATGTTCTAGTAACAGGTAATTTACACGCTACTGGAACAATTACTGCTGATGGAAATATTACACTTGGAGCCGCAAGTAACGACACCGTTACATTCACAGGCGAAGTTAACAGTAACATTTTACCAGCAACTGATAATACATATACTTTAGGTTCAAATAGTTTAACTTGGGCAAACGTATACACCGCTGGCTTAACAACTAGTACATTTTCATCAACAACACTAAACACAACAACATTTAATACTAGCAACTTAACAGTTTCTGGAAGTACTATTCAGGCTACCGGAACTAATACTAGTATCTATTTTAACTCTACTGGCACTGGCGGTATTGTGTTTGGTAATTTGCAATTTACAAATAATACTATTACTAATATTGTGCCAAATGCTGTGACACAATTCACAGAAACAACAAGTAGTGCAAGTTTTACAGGAACTATCGCACCAGGGACACCAATTGCAATTACAGCAAGTATCGCTGGTTCAGTATTGACTGTTTCACAAGTTCCATTTTGGGTTCCAGGCGGAAGTATTTCATTTGCTGGCTATACTCAGTATTTGAGTATGAGCCCAGGCATCATTGTTGGAAACGGCGCATTTACAGCAGAAGCATGGTTCTACATGACTACTGGTACACCAGCATTTATTTTTGGCGGATCATCAAATTATGGATTTGGATTACACATTGATTCAATGACTAGCATTTCGAGTTCAACATTCAATGTAACAAGTAACTCATACACCGTTCCAACAATGAATCTAAACACTTGGTATCATGTGGCTGTAACACGTAACAGCTCAGGAGTTGAGACATTATTTTTAAATGGAACACGTTCAACCACTGGTACAACAAGTACAAATTTAAACTATCAAGGGTTTACTTCATTAATTGGTGAGCAAGGTAACTTAGGATACTTTGCCGGAAGATTAACTAATTTAAGAATAGTAGTTGGCAGTAATGTCTATGACCCAACACAAACAACTATAACAGTTCCAAATAGTGCGTTGACTGCGGTAGCTAATACAAAATTGTTGTTAGATGCATCAACTCCATCTACTTACACAACAGATACATCTGGACCTTCAGGATACCAAACATTAACAGCAAATGGTCCAACTTTTTCAGTTGCAACACCGTATGCATCAGGAACCCCAACAATTATTCCTGGAATGGTATTAACTGGAAGTAGTATAACTAACGGTACATTTATTGTAAACAATATTTCTGGATCAGGTACAAGCACTGGTACTTGGGGTATTAGCGTGTCATATGCAAATGCTATTAATAGTGAAACAATGACAGCCACTCCAGTTATTTTAAATGTGTCAGCAGTTGCAAGTGGAACAATTTTAGCAGGTATGTCTTTAAGCGGTACAGGTATTACATCTGGAACTGGAATTGTCCAAGTCGGTACAGGATCTGGAGGAACAGGAACATATTACGTTGCGCCAAGTCAAACAGTATCTACTCCAACAACAATTTCTGGAACAAGTCAAGGATTTGTACAATTTGCAGGAACAGGCGGTGTTGTAATTCCTGTTGGTAATAATAGTAACTATCCTAGCACACTTTATGAGCAAACTGGAATGATTCGTTTTAATACAGATCAACAATATGTTGAGGTATATAATGGATCTGGTTGGGGAAGTGTTGCAGGTAGTAGCTCAGGTGTGACAACATCTACAGCAAACTCAATTGGAGCTGGTCTGGCACTAGCATTAGGATAAGAGATTATGGGAACAGTATTTAAAAACGCATTAGCAACAGGATTAGGAACAACTCCAACAACCGTATTGACAACTAACGGTAGTGCAACAACAACCGTTATTGGACTAAGTTTAACTAATACTACTAGCAGTATTATTCAAGCTAGCATTCAATTACAAGATACAGTAGCAGGAACACTTGCATATTTTATAAACAACATAACCATCCCGCCGAATAGTAGCGCACGGGTAGTTACAGGCGGTGAAAAATTAAATCTGGGACCACTCACTTATGTGATTATTACATCAAATCTTGCTAGCAGTATAGATTTAGTAATGAGTTGGGTCGAGATCAGTTAAAGGATAATTACTATTATGGCATATACAATTGGAACAGAACTTAATCAAAGCGACAACTTAGGTGAAGGTAATCCCCGATATTTTTATGGATTACAACGTTTAGATGATGGTACATTATACTTTTACAAAATCGATCAGCTAACATCTAGTGCAACATTAACACTAAATGTCCCAGGACCAAACGGCTCAAACTTTGAACAATTTGAATATGGAGTTGATTTCTTTGACGGACGTTTGGCAACAGATCATAGCCGTCCTTATCCTAACTTGATTTTTGATCAATATCGTTTTGATAATAAAAATTGTTATTATTATTTAGATAGTCAAGGCGAGTTAGTTGTACGTGTTAATCAAACATATACATATTCACAAGCACAAATTATTTCGTCGAACTAATAGGAAAGACAAAACATGGCACAAGAATTTAAAATTGGAAGATTGCGTTTTACATGGGCAGGTGCATGGCTACCTGGAACTATGTACGCTCGAGATACTGTAGTTAGTTATCAAGGTAAAACCTATGTTTGTCTAGTACCAAATACATCTAGTTCAATAAGTTTTTATAATGACTTAAATGCATCCACACCATTATGGAATTTAATTTTAGATGGTAAATCATTTTTAGGAATATGGTCGACTGGAACATATTATAGTCTAGGTAACATTGTTATCTTTGGCGGATTTGTATACTACTGTAATACTCCGCACACTTCTACAACATTCGTCAGTCAATCCGGTAACTGGAGTATCTACACAGAATTTACACACTGGTTATTGTCATGGCAACCAAACACAGTCTACGGTGTTAATGACGTTGTAACTTACGGCGGAACAGTATATAAGTGTATTGCTGATCATACTTCTGCTGGTACATTACAAGCTACCGGTGCTGTAGCAACAGGTTCTCAATTAACAATTAACTTTAATGCGTATACTGTACCTGTTTTTGCAACTGGTACTAGTGTTACATTATCGGGATTTGTTCCAACACAAATTAACGGAGTTTATACTGTTGTATCAAGTACAATTAGTAGTGTTACATTTAATTCTAGTATTGTTTTAGGCGGAAATATTTCAACAGCTGGTATTGCCGTCGGTGTTTCACAGTTAGGTTTAGAATTAAATCAAAGTGCATGGACTGTACTAGATCAGGGTGTTAGTTATACAGGAGCATGGACTCCGAATACTCGTTACAAATTAAACGACATTGTACAAGTCGGCGGTAATTTATATATTTGTACTCAGTATTTTGTTTCAGCATCTTCATTCTCTTACCCAACTTCATCTAGTTGGACTACAAACTGGTCAGTTTGGATTCCAGATGAACGTTACATGAGTGCTTGGAATTCAAGTTCAGTATATCAAGTAGGCGATATTGTAACCTATGGTGGTAATAACTATATCAATAATACTATTGGTAATCAAAATAACGTTCCTCCATTTGATACTACAGATTGGACGTTAATTGTTCCTGGATCGACAACTCCTGTCGACTGGATTGTTGGCGGATCTTACACTATTGGAACAGTTGTTCGTAGAAACGGTCAGTTATTCCAAGCAGTCATTGATAATACTGCACAAGATCCAACTGCAATTAGTATTGCAACAACTTATACCGCGGCAGGAAGTTCGGGTACAACTATGGTTGTTGCTAGTACAACTGGTGTTCAAGTTGGAATGATTGTTATTGGTGCCGGATTTAGTCTTGGTCAAGCAGTTAACGCGATCCCAGTAGCAGGTACAGTTACGTTAAATTATGCCCCAGATGGAACATTAACTAATGGTCAAGCAATTAATTTTGTAGGTATTAACTATACATATTGGAAACTTTTAAATCCAGGTGTGCTATGGACTAATCGCTGGGCAACAGGAAACTCATACGCCGTTGGCGACCTTGTTATCTGGCAAAATGCAACATACCAATGTGACCAAACACATACATCAACTGCATTAAATCGTCCAGATTTAGATGTGGCAAACACATATTGGAAAATTTACGTTGACCATTTTAGAAAAAATGCGTTGAATACATTAGGTGATATTGAATCATACAAGAACGGTTCTTATAATGCAATATCAGCAGGTACTACAGGATTTGTTTTACGTAGTACAAGCAACTATCCAACATGGAGTCAAATCAACACAAGTAATAACGTATTTTATGTGTCAACACTTACTGGTCTTGATTCTCCAAACTACGGAAGAAGTTGGGATCGTCCTTGGAAAACTATTGCCTATGCGGCCGCATTTGTTGGCGCAGGAACACAAAATCCAAACGCTGTTGCTTTATTAACATCTAACAAATCATGGATGTTAGCAGAGATGGTGCAATGGGCAAATTATCAAATTAATAATAATATTAGTCCGTATACAACATCGTATGCATTTAATTCAACAAAAGCCGCACGTGACGCAGGTTTAATTATCGATGCAATCGCATATGATCTTGCACGTGGAGGCAACAGTCAAACTGTAGCGGCCGCACTAAGTTTCTTTGCTTACGGCCAAACAAATACATTTATTAGCACAGCAGTAGCCGCAGATGTTCCGTACTATCTTCCAATGTTAAGTTATTTGAATAACTTAATAAGTTATGCATTAGGTCAAGTTGCACCTGGAACTAGTTATCAATCAGTTAACGGAATAAATCCTGTTGTTTATCAAAATACTTCTGGTCCTGCGGCTGAAGGAACAACAGTAGTTCAAGCTTCGAGTCTATTCACTTATATCTATACAGCATTGACAAATCAAAGTACAGCATTGTTACCAACACAGAACCAAGGTGTAGCATGTACTATTTTTGTTAAGACTGGAAATTATTACGAAACATTACCAATTGTTGTTCCAGCTAACGTTGCAATTATTGGAGACGAATTAAGAGGAGTAGTTGTACAACCACGTACAAATATTTTCACAACATGTACTGCTACAACTGCTGGAACAAACTTATTTACAGTTACAAGTACAAACGGATTAGCAGATCAAATGCCAATTCAGTTTGCCGACCCAACAATATCAACAACAGCAGTTTATACAGCTATTGGTGGTAACGTTGTTGCAGGCCAAACATATTATGTCATTGGATCAACAATAACTTCAACACAATTTAGTGTTGCACAAAGTCCGACAACAACATTTACTGGTAATACAACAATAAACAGTCAAACAATTACAGATGTTCCAAATATTATTGGACTTGCTGTAGGCGCCACAATTACAGGAGCTGGAATTCAATCTGGTACTACAATTACAAATATCACAACAGCACCAAGTAATTCAAGTTTGAATTCAATTACTATCAGTACAGCGGCAACAGCGACAGCTATTGGAATAACTCTTGTTTCAACAGGAGCAGTATTGCCATTAACCACTGCTACTGGAACAATGAACGTTTATGCAGGCGACTGTTTGAAAGATATGTTCCGTGTACGTAACGGTACTGGTGTTCGTAACATGACATTAACTGGATTGCAAGGAACATTGCTAGCACCAGATGCATATCAAATTCAACGCCCAAGCGGCGGATCTTATTGTGCGTTTGATCCAGGAACTGGTCCAAACGATTCTACAACTTGGATCGTTAGACGCAGTCCGTTCTTTGAAAACGTAACAACATTTGGAAACGGTGCTTCAGGCGCAAAGATCGACGGTACACTACACAATGGCGGAAATAAATCCATGGTGTTTAATGACTTTACACAAGTTATTAACGATGGTATTGGTATTTGGTGTACAGGTCCAGGAGCGTTGACTGAGTGTATTAGTGTGTTCTGCTATTACGGATACACTGGTTACTTTGCAGAAGCAGGCGGACGTATACGTGCGGCCAATGGTAATAGTTCATATGGTTCATACGGTGTTATTTCAGAAGGTTACGACCTAACAGAAACTCCTGTAATCGGAACAATTTACAACCAATCAAGCCAAGTTCAAGCTAGTGTCCAAAGTAGTTTAGGATCTGCGGCTCAATTGATTAAATTAAACTATTCAAACGCTGGTTCTGCTTACAACACTACAACAACTAACTTATTAAATTATAGTAACAACTTCTTAGGAAGTAGTTGGAATACTGATGGTAACATCATATTCACTAAAACATTTACAGCGCCAACCGGTAACGTTGAAGCCTATACTATGACAGGTACTGGTGCTTCGTCAACTGGCTATATCTATCAGAATATTTCTATAAATCCAGCAGGTGCAACATATACTAACGTACCTTCAACTACTATCAGCGGTACTGGTGGCGGAGCTACTTTTAACGTTACCGTTACTAATACTTCATACGTCGTTACTGTTAATAACGGAGGTACTGGATATGCAATTGGTAACCAAGTTAGTATTTCTGGAGCATTACTAGGAGGTAAAGCTAGTGTCAATGATTGTATTATTACAGTAAACTCTTTATCTGGCAACAGTATTTTATCTATTGTTAGTGCAGGAACTATACCAACAGGCAGTGCTCAAAATTATACTGCTAGTGTTTATGTGTATCAAGGAACTTCTACACAAATCGATATTCAAGCAATTTATTCTGGAACAAGTACTCGTACAAGTGCAATCAACTACAATTTTACAACTGGTGTGGTTACTCCAAGTAATGCTAACAGCGGATTTTTACCAACACAATACGGCGCACAAGTTACACTAGTAACTGGCTGGTATAGACTATGGTTTGCATTTAATGACTCAAGCGGTTTAAATAATGCCATCCAATTGAGAATTTATCCTAAAGGACTAACTGGTTCTGCAAACACATACAATTATTTGTATGGCGCTCAGTTAGAAATTTCTCCATCAACATTTAGTCCAAGTTTTTATTTAGAAACTCAAGCAACGAGATATTCTGCTTATGCAAACTATAATATCACTGGAGCAGGTACCGGAGCATCATTACTTGGAGACGAATTAAGATCTAGTGGTATATTCCAAAGTTTAGTAACAACTGGCGGTTCTGGATATTTGACTGCAAGTAATAACGCCCAAGGTGGTACCAATCAATACGTTACGCTATCGGCATCAGATGTAAATCAGCCAAGCAACTATATTGGTATGCGTGTGTTCATTCAGTCAGGCACAGGTGCTGGTCAGTATGGATATATTGCAAGTTTCAATACTACAAGTAAACAAGCCTACGTATTGAGAGAATCATTTACTCCTTTACAAATTGCAAGTTCAAGCGCAGTAACTGGAGCATTTACGCTTGCATCCAATTCATCAACAAATTCGTTGTATGTAGGTATGCCAGCGCAGTTTATTCCAACATACTATACTACATCTGTTACATCAACTTCTTTATCACAGACGACTGTAACACAAGCAACTGGCGGAACAACAAACACTCTTACAGTATCTAGTACAGTTGGTTTAACTGTTAATATGCCAGTATATTTTACAGCAGGTAGCGGAGCAGTATTCAGTAACGTTACAGTAGGATATACATATTATATTGCAACAATCGTTAATAGTACAACAATTCAAATTGCTACACAATCATTTGGTGCAGTATGGCCATTGACTAGTGCAAGTGGTACTATGGTATTAAACTTTACTTCTGGTACAAGTTATATACAAGCAAGTACATCGAATATGACTGTAAATTATCCAATTCAATTTACAGGAACATCAATCGGTGGACTAAGTATTGGAACTACATACTATATTAATGACGTTATTGATAGTAATGACTTTACAATTTCTAATGCAACTGTAAGCGTTACCGTAACTGCAACTAATTCTGTTAATAATGGATTAACTGTTGCATCAACAGCTAACCTTGCAATATTAAACCCTATTGTGTTTACTGCACCAGCAATTTCTGGTAGTGGCATCGCTGATACAACAAAATATTATATCAGCACAATTATAGATGCATTTACATTTACAATTTCATCTTCAATTATTACACAACCAGTAACTGTTACAACCGGCGGAACAAACTTAATTACTACAACAAGTACAAGTAATTTTGTTGTTAATCAACCTGTTATTTTCACAGGAACAAGTTTTGGTGGAATTCAAACAGAAACAGTTTATTACATTTCAAGTATTAGCGGAGATGGAGTGACATTTACAGTTAGTCAAACACTAGGCGGCGGTACATTAGTATTATCAAGTGCTACTGGGGCAATGGTACTAAGAACTTGTCCAGCACCGTTGACGCTTACAACTACTTCTGGTAGTTCGATGGTTGGAGTAAGCACCAGCAAGAAAATTTCTGTAAACTTAGGGTTAGGCACAATGACTGGTACATTCTCAACATCATTATTTGGGGGTGTAAGTCCAGCAACTACATATTATATTGCATCAATTGTAACACCTGGTACTGGTGGACAATTTACATTGAGTTCAACATCAAACTTAGCAACACCAGTTACGTTACTAACAAAAACAGGTACAATGAACGTTGCGGCTTGCGGATGGGATCATGTTATTTCAGGATATCCTATTGTTCCAAGTTTAGATTCTACTAGCGTATATTATATCGAACCAAGACCTACATTTAGTGCTCCTGGATTCTATCAATCTGTTGCTAGTGCAACAGTAACACTAGCGAATTCAGTGAACTGGATTGCAATTGGCTACGGTAATAATACATTTATTGCATTACCAAGTGCAAATGCTGTTGGAGCAGTAAGTACTGATGGAAGTTTATGGTCAAGTCTAGCATTACCATATAGTGCAAGTTGGACTGGAATTGCGTTTGGTAACAACTATTTTGTTGCAATTAATTCTACAAATAGTAACGTAGCTTATTCAAATAGCAACGGAGCAGGTTGGAGAACTAGCACATTACCTAGCAACCCATCTGGTGGTTGGGGATTTGTTGCATACGGTAACGGAACGTTTGTTGCTCTTAATAAGGGCGGAACATCTGCGGCATATTCTACTAACTTTGGCTTAACATGGACTTCTGCAACAATGCCAGTTAATCAAACACAATGGACTGGTTTAGCATGGGGCGGCGGTGTTTGGATCGCAGTAGCAAATAATTCGTCTACAGTATGTTATAGCTTAGATGGAATTACTTGGGTAACTTCGTTAACCATCAACGGTTTAGTAACACCGTTAGTGCTACCAACATCTAGCGCATGGAGCGGAATAGCATACGGTAATGGTCGTTTTGTTGTTGTAGCAAGTGACGGATCAGCACCATCTTATAGCTTTGATGGTATTAACTGGAACCAAGCTAATATAGGAGTAGTTGCAACACTAATAAAATATGGTCAAGGTTCTTTCGTTGCAGTAAGTAACGGAGCCACTGTTGCATATAACAGTGAAAACGGATTAGATTGGACTATAAGAACAGTTACAAATGACGGATATACTTCGTTAGGATTTGGGTTTACTTCTGGAAATAATGGAGTATTCCCAACCTTGAGCGGACAAAACGTAGGTAGTGTAATCGTGTCTGGAGTTCGTGCAAAAGGACGTCCACAGATTACTTCTGGAGGAATGGTATCAGTGAGTGAATTTGAACCAGGATCTGGATATATTACACAAACAATATCTTCATTTGTGAGTGCAACAGCAAGCGGAGGAACCGCAGTTTTAACATTCTCTTCAACGCAAAATTCTGTTCCATACTTTAATGGATCAACGATTGTAGTAAGTGGATTTACTCCATCTGCACTTAATGGAACATTTATTGTTACTGCAAGTTCAACAACATCTGTAAGTTATTCGCTAGCAGGATCTTATACTGCAACAGTATTTGGATCAGTATCATCTTTAGCTACATTATCATTTACGGATCCAAACGTAACAAGTTTAGCTTCTGTAACAGTTCGTTCAAGTAACGGTGTACTAGGAAATCCAACATTTGTTAATAAAGGTACTGGATACAATAGTACAACTACTTCTGTTGCAATTACTGGTAATGGTTATGCGGATACATATCAAGTTGGATTGAATTTAGTTGTTAATAATCTTACATTATTACCAAGTCAAGGTTCAAACTTAACAATTGCCGGCAACACTACACAAGTGTATAAAATTACTAGTGCAACAGCCGTATTTGGAACTGTTGCACCAACGCTTCAGGCAAACATTGCAATTAGTCCGGCTATGACATTAGCATTAAGTCCAGGAAACGGTGCAGTAGTTACTATTCGTCAGAAATATAGTCAATGTCGTATTACTAACCATGACTTCTTGAATATTGGTTACGGTGACCAGGCAAACAGTAATTACCCAGGATATCCAGCCGCTGGTTATTCGAGTATACCAGGAAACCAAGTAGTTGAAGTTAACTTTGGTCGTGTGTTCTTTACATCAACTGACCAGGATGGTAACTTTAAAGTCGGTAACTTGTTTGGTGTTCAACAAGCAACTGGTATTGTTACATTGAGTGCAAGTCAATTTGGATTAAGCGGATTGAGTGCATTGAGTTTGGGCGGTATTAGTGTAGGCGGATCAAGCGTACAAGTTAATCAGTTTAGTACTGACGGAACTTTTACTGCAAACAGCGATGCAATTATTCCTACGCAGAAAGCTATTAGAACTTACTTAACCAGTCGTTTAAGTCAAGGTGGATCAAACACCTTTACTGGATTGATTACAGCAGGTACAGTTCAGATTGGCGGACCAAACTTTATTCGTTCAAGTATTCCTAACGGACAAACTGGTTCCGTAGTGAAAATGGTGAATAAAGTGTATGTAAATGCTAGCGGAGTTGACGGAAATATGGTGGCGTTAGACTTCTTTATGAACAATAGCGTACATAAGAGCACATCTCAGCAATAAGATAAATATTAACAGACCAGAGGAATGAAATAAAATGGCAGAATTTAAATTAGGTAGAATTAAGTTTGTTTACCAAGGTACATGGACTATCGGTACTTCTTACGTTGTAGACGACGTAGTTACAGTTGGTGGTAAAACATACATTTGTACGCAAAGTAACACAGCATCTGCGTTATTTGCAACAGACTTAAATTCCGGATACTGGAGTATTGTAGCAGACGGTTCTCGCTGGACCGGCAACTGGGCAAACAGTACTTATTATCTTGTTGGCGACCAAGTACTTTACGGCGGTATTATTTATCAATGTACAACTGCTCATACAAGTGCAAGCTCAACAGCAACATTAACCGCTACTGCCGCAACAGCTAATGGAACTACTGCAACAATTACATTTAATGCATTAAGTTCAAACATCCAACCATTCCTCGTTGGAGCTAGTATTACTGTTAGCGGATTTACTGCACAATCTGCATTTAACGGAACATATACTGTAACCGCATGTACTCCTACAACTGTTAGCTATGCATTGTCTCAAACATTAACTGGTACCGTAATGGGTACAGTAAGCGGCACAGGTACATTAGGTTTAGAAGTTAATCAAACTAGCTGGACAGCTTTTGCAAACAATTTAAATTGGACCAATACATGGTCAACAAACACACGATATAAAGTTCGTGACTTAGTATCTTACGGCGGTTACACATATTTGTGTAATACTGCACACGTTTCTGCTAATACAACTGCTTCAGGATTAGAAGCTAACCAAAGTAGCTGGGATGTATTCAATGCAGGCATAGCATATCAAGGTGCATGGAGCGGTAGTAGTGTACATTATCGTTTAAATGACATTGTAAAATATGGTGCTAGTTTATGGATTTGTACAACTCCTCATACATCAACATCAACATTTGCAACTGCAAACTTTAGTGTTTTTGTAAACGGTTTAGAATATGTAACAGGTAGTTGGTCAGGTTCAACAACATACGTAACAGGCGACATTGTTAACTATGGTGGTAACTTATATACTGCGATTGCTGTTAACACTAACCAAATTCCAAGCACACAATCTGCATCTTGGCAAATTTTTAACCAAGGTTTTAGCTTTGTAGGTGACTGGTCAAATGCACTAAGCTATAAAGTTGGTCAAGTTGTGCGCCAAGGCGGATATACTTACTTGTGTACCGCAGATAATACAGTATTAACTATCACAGCAACAGCAACTACATCAGGAACAAATTCTGTTACTGTTAGTTCTACCACTGGATTAGCCGCAGGTGTTCCGATTATTTTCACAGGAACAAGTTTTGGTAACATTACTTCTGGAACACAATTTTATATTCTTTCTGTAATTGACAGTACACACATTACATTAAGTGCAACTTCTGGTGGAGCAGTTCTTAACGTTACTTCAGCTACAGGTAGCTTAACAGGCGTTACACAAGTACAACCTCCATTTACCGGATATTGGACACGTTTAAATTCTGGTATTCGCTGGAATCCAGGAACTGCTACTTATACAAACATTGCAGGAACAAACATTACTGGTTCAGGAACTGGTGCAACATTTGATATCACAGCAAGTAAAACTTATTATACTGTAACTGTGCATAGTGGTTCTGCTGGTTCAGGTTATGCATCTACCAACACAATTAAAATCTTAGGATCACAAGTTGGCGGTATTAGTCCAGCTAACGATATTACAATTACTGTAACAGGTGTATCTACTGGAGCAATTTCAACAATTACTTCAACTGGTTATAGTGTTACTTGGGTATCTGGTGCAACTTATGTACTAGGTGATACAGTTTATTTTGGTGCTAACACTTATATTTGTGTATCTGCACATACTTCATTAACTGGAAATAGACCAGATAACGATGCAACTGGCGCATACTGGAACGTATTAGCAAGCGGTGCTGAATCGGCAGTATTGACAACACAAGGTGACATGTTCTATTACGGATCAACAGGTCCAACACGTTTACCAATTGGTACAGATGGACAAGTTCTTCGTGTAAACGGCAACGTGCCAGCATGGCAATACTATGGCCAAATTAACAATATCGTTTATGTTGGCCCAGCAGGTGTAGATACTGTTGCCGCAAGTCAAGGTACAAGTATTGACAAACCTTGGGCAACAATTCGTTATGCTTGTTACCAAGTTGAAAATGGCTATTTGAATACAAACTCAACAGCACTATTACAACTTAATAAACAATTCTTATTAAAAGAAATCAATAACTATGTTTACTATCAATATAGTTTTAACGTAACTGGAACATCATCGACAACATTAACTGTTGGCGGATCTAGCTCGGTAGCACAAACAACTACTACCAACATGTATGTTGGTATGCCAATAGTGTTTACAACCAGTTCAGGTAGTATTGTTGCAGGTACAGTATATTATGTACAAGCAATTGGAAGCTCAACAACTTTCTCAATTAGTGCAACTTTTGGTGGTTCAGTGTTTACAGTTGGAACAGGTACAGCAAACGTAGGTACTTATTCTTATAACCAAGCTAAGACAGAACGTGATACTGGAATTATTGTAGACGGATTAATTTCTGACATTGGAAGAGGCGGTACATTAAAAACTACCCAAGCAGTACAAGCATATTTTGCAACTAGCTCATCGTTTGCAACAAACGTAAACTCATACGATATTGTTCCATTTGTATCAGCATTAAATTATCTTGGAACACTTGCAGGTAACGTTCTTGCTAATACTGCACCAGGCACAAATTACCAAACAGTTTTAGGTGTTCCATCTGGAAGCAGAGCACAACAACAGATTAATACAACATACACAGCAGAAACTACTATACCTGCAAGAATTTTACAGTTATTAGCAATCATCACTGGTCCGCTACAACTTGGAAATACAAATAGTTTGTTACCAGCTGTTACTCCTAACACAACGATTTTTGTTAAGACAGGTACATACAACGAAGTATTACCAATTGTTGTTCCAGCATACACAGCTATTATTGGTGACGAACTTCGTGGTACTGTTGTACAACCAGCAAATGCTAACTTAAACTTAGTTAATGATAGACCAAAATCTATTAACTCATTAACACGTATTCAAAGTTTAATTCCAAACTTGTTACAAAATACAGTTATAACAGGAACAACTGGAAATACACAAGTACTAGCGACTACAGCCACAACTGGAACAGGTACAGTTGCAACAATTAGTTTTGCAACTCAAACATCTGCACCATTTGTTGTAGGACAATACATTACAGTTAGCGGTGTAACTCCAAGTGGTTATAACGGAAGTTATGTTGTCACAGCAGTAACAACAAATAGTGTAAGCTATGCAAACACAACAACTGCAAGCCAATCAGTTGCAGGTATTGTAAGTAGTCAAGTAACAGGATTGCCAGCAGGTGATGTTGGTAGTACAACTGCGGTAAACACAGTAAACACAAACGTACAGTTAATCAATAACATGATTTACAACGGTTTACCACAAACTCCTGCATTTAGTATTCCTGCCGTAACTAACTATAACACATATTATTTGAATGGATTTAGTTATGGTGTAACACAATTACAAAATAACTATAACTTTATCAAAGCAGAAATTGCGGCCTACTTAAACACATATTATAGTTCTGTATGGACTACATTTGGTAGCACAAACCAAACAGAAACTTTACGTGATGTTGGTTTTGTAGTAGACGGATTACAATATGATATGGCTTATGGTTGTAACAACCAAAGTATCATCAATGGTAGTTCATACTATTCCTTGAATATTCCACAAATTTTAACAGCATATAGTCCAGCGACAGTTGGCGCATTACAAAGATTACAAGCAATCGTAAGTCAGATTGTTCAAGGTCAATCAGTTACAGCTACTTCTGGTAACAGCGTAACACAGTCAACTGGTGGTAGTGCTGGTTCTGCGGCGGCTGGTGCATTTGCTGGAGCTCGTGTTGCTGACGTAATTTACTGGTTACAAAACGGTTATGCAAACTCAACTGTTAATAATATTACTGGTTCAATTAGCGGAACAACATTGACAGTTACAGCGGCTACATCGACTGTAGCTACTGGTGCGTTGTTAACTGGTACAGTATTAACAACAACTGCAACAGCTACTAACAGTGGTACAGGTTTAGTATCTCTAGCTAGTACTACTGGCTTGTCAGCTGGTATGGCTATTACATTTACCGCAACATACGGTTCTGGTAACCAATCAACATTTGGTGGGTTGTCACAAACAACTTATACAATTAACACAGTTTCAGCAGGTTCAGGTGTTACATTATACAACTATGGCACATCAACACCTGCAACATTAACAACTGGTACAGGCTTAATGACTGCAACAGCAGGCGTTGCACCAGGTACTTATATTGTTAACCAAATTACAAGTATAGCAAGTGCCCAAGCCGCAACTACATTAGCAAGCGGTGGTTCAAGTGGTACTAACACATTTGTAGTATCAAGTGCAACTGGTATTGCGGCAGGTCAACTTGTAACAGGTACTGGTATTCCAGCTGGTTCATATGTTATTTCAACATATACTTCTGGAACAACTGTTACTCTTGTTACAGCGGCAGGTGCTCCAAGCAACTTTACAACTAACGGTTCCGGTGCATACTTATTCTACCCAGCAGGTTCAACAGGTACTTACACAGTTAACGTAAGTCAAACTATTACTGGTATTGCATTATCAACTAACGCAACATTTACTCCAATCACATCTGGTGCATTTAGTTTCGCAAGTTCAACAGCATTGCAAACAGCTTACAATGCTTTAGTTGCACGTCAAAGCGAAATTGCATCAGACGCTCAAGCATGGGTGGCAAAATACAATCAAGCATACAATATTAGTGCAACATTAAGTAACCGCGATGCTGGTTATATTTCAACTGCATTAGCGTATGACATTTTGTTTGGATCAAACTTTAACAGTATTGCTTGTGGTCGTGCATTTAACCGTTTGAATACAAGTGCTCAAGCGTTGTTAGCAAACACAAATAATGAATTGTATGCAACAACTGGTGCAATTACATTTATTGGATTCAAAGCGAAAGAAATCGCGGCAAGCGGTGCAACAGTTCAAGCAAGTACATTGATTGATGATATTGTAACTAAGATTAACGGACAAGTTACAACTACATTGTCTACCGCTACAACAAGTACAAACGTATTAACAGTAGCAAGTACAACCGGTATGGCAGTAAACATGCCAATCACATTCACCGGATTGCCAAGCCCAATCACAACAACTGCTACAATTACAGCTACTTCAACTAACTTAATTACTGTTGCCAACTCAACAGGATTTGCTGTTGGACAACAAATTTACTTTACTAGTACAGTATTTGGTAACATTGTTCCAAGTCAATTGTATTACATTGCAAGTTTAAGTGGTAGCACTATCACCGTAAGTTTAACTTACGGTGGCGCCGCAGTTGCATTGGTTAACGGTACTGGTTCTATGAACGTTACAGTTAATAATGCTGGCGGTTTATGGAACAATAACACCTATTGGATCAACAGCATTCCAAGCGGAACAACTATTACTATTACAAACAGTTTCAAGAGCGGAACTCCATACACAATTACTAACACAGTAACAAGTATGACAGCCGCAGTTACAGCAGGTGCAACAGTCACATGGCCATATTCAAATAACCCAATGATTAACGGATCATTAACATATAATGATACATTAACGACCATTCAGGGTGCTGAAATTTTACGTGCAAATATCTCATTCCTTGCATACGAAGCCGCGGCTTATACTCTTGCAAGTTATGGTGGTACAGTAACAGCTACTACATCAAGCACAAACGTATTCACAACAAGCAGTAATCACAACTTTGTGGTTGGAGACCCAGTTGTGTTTAGCGGAACTGTAGCTGGCGGTGTTGTTGCAGGAACTACATATTATGTGTTGACAGTTCCAAACTCAACTACATTCTCAGTAAGTTCTACTCAAGCAGGTACAGGAACCCAAGCCGCATTGTCATTGACTACAACATCTAGCGATAGTTTCACAGTAAGCTATTACTACAATACTGCTAAGTGTGTACGTGATACTACAAACTTTATTAACGCATTGATATATGACTTAAATTACACAGGTAACTATAAGTCAATGAGAGCGGCTGAGCTTTATGTTAATGCTATTACAGGTTCGTTGACACAAAACTTCTACCTAGTAAGAAATGCTTGCGGTATACGTAACCAAACAATGAACGGTTTGACAGGCACACTAAGTTCTGCAAACGCTTATGGTACAAAACGTCCAACAGCAGGTGCTTATACAAGTTTAGATCCAGGATTTGGTCCAAACGATAGTAACTCATGGGTATTCTCACGTAGTACATTCGTACAAAACTGTACAATGTTTGGATATGCATGTTCTGGTGCAAAAGTTGACGGAGCATTACACGCTGGCGGTTACAAGTCGATGGTTGCTAACGACTATACTTGTGTAATTGGTGATGGTATTGGTTGGTGGACAACAGGTACCGGTTCATTATCAGAACTTGTTTCAGTGTTTAACTACTACTCATACGCAGGTTACTTGAGTGAGCTAGGCGGACGCATTCGTGCTACTAACGGTAACAGCTCATATGGTACATACGGTGTTATTGCTGAAGGCGTTGATACATACGAAACTCCAATTTACGGTACAGTAAACAACAGAAGTTTTGGTCCACAAATTACCAACGTACTTACAGATAGTACAACACAAATTTTACGTCTAGAGTATGAAAATGCCGGACAAAACTATACAAACGCCGTACCAGTAGTAAGCGGATCTGGTTACAACATTATTTCATATCAAGATGAATATCGCGATGCCGCAGTATTTGAAACACGTTTAATCGACCTTAACAATGGTCAAGGTGTTGGCGGTTCAGCTTATGTTAGCGCAGTAAACGTTGGTCAAACTAATACATTAGGTGTTGGTTACCATCAAATTGCGGCGGCTGATACAGCATTGACTAGTGCATACAACGGTATGAGAATCTTAATTACTGCTGGTACAGGTGTTGGACAATATGCAAATATTTTAACATACACTAACGGTAGTAAAATTGCACAGATTGTTCGTCCAACATTTGTAACATTAACAGTTACAGGTTCAACAACTACAGTATTGCAAGTTGCAAGTACAAGTACATTATATGTAAATCAACCAATATACCTAAGTGCAACAACAGCTGGTGTGTTTAGTGCGTACACAGTTTACTATGTACAGTCTATTCCTAACTTAACAACATTCACATTAAGCGCAACATCAAACGGTGCGGCAATTACTGGTTTAACATCAACAAGCGCACAAACTATTAGTTTATATGCCGCTGGTTGGGACCATGTTGTTCCAGGAACACCAATCAATAATACAACTGACTTAACAAGTGCTTATATTATTGAACCGGCAGTTTCATATACAAGCCCAGGTTATACTGCTACTGCAAGAACATTAAGTTCAAGTGTAAACTGGAGTTCTGTGGCATCCGGTGCAGGGTACTACATGGCTGTTGCTACAGCTAGTACTGCAACAGCATACAGCACAACTGGTAAAACATGGACAGCAGGTGGAGCATTGCCAAGTTCGACAACATGGAATAACGTTGTATTTGGCGGCGGATCTGGCGCTCAAGCAACTGTTACATTAGGCGGTTTTGGTGGATCTGGTGCAGTATTAACAGCAACTTTAGGATCTGGATTAACAGCAGGTCAGGTTGTTAGTGTAACTGTTGTTAACGGTGGATATAACTACACAACAGCACCAACAGTTCAATTTGTTGGTTCTGGTACAGGAGCGGCCGCAACAGCAGTTGTTCTTAACGGTGTAATTCAATCGGTCACTGTTACAGTTAACGGTTCTGGTTATGCTTCAGCTCCAACAGTTAACGTAGTAACAAGTGCAGTAACAGCAGTAACTCCAATTACATGGGGACGTGGTTATCAAACAACTCCAACAGTTGTTATTGCTCCTCCATTCAGCGGTACAGTTTGGAGTAACGGTGGAAGTGTAACAAGTGGACAATATTACTATTACTACTATGCTACAACACAAGCAACTAACTACTACCTTGCAACATCAAGCGGAACATTTAGTTCAACACCTCCATCATTCACATCTGGTACAGGTGCATCAGGAACTTATGGTGTAAACTTAACTTATGTCGGTACACAAGCAACTGTAACACCGACATTGACTAATACAGGTGTAAGTAGCTATGCTATTAACCAAATTGGTTATGGTTATACAAGCACACCAACTATTACAATTACAGACTTAGCGGCAAAATTTGTTGCAATTTCTGGAACTACTGCAACTGCATATCTTGCTCCGAGTAGCATTGGATCTGCATGGACAGCAGGCAACGGTTTACCAACAGCAGGCTTTACAGGCCTAGCATATGGTAACGGTGTATATGTTGCTGTTGGTATCTATTCAGGAACTAGTGCTATTGCATCGAGTACTGATGGTATTACTTGGGTTAACAGAACTGCTCCAGGCGTTGCTACTCAAGTATACAGTTCTGTAGCATTTGGACAAATGGGCCCAGGATCAAGCGCAACAACAACAGGTATGTTTGTTGCAGTTACATCTGGTTCTAACGTAACAGCCTATAGTACAAACGGCGTTTCATGGGTAGCTGGCGGTAACTTACCAAGTGTTGCTAGCTGGTCAAGTGTAACATACGGTAACGGACGTTTTGTTGCAGTAGCATCTGGTAGCAACTTAACTGCTTACAGTAACAACGGTGGTGTTACATGGTATGCAAGTACAGCTAACGGCGGATCAAACTTACCATTATCACAAAACTGGAGTGGTGTAAAATACGCAGAAGGATTGTTTGTAGCAACAGCTACTAGCCCAACTCCAACAGTTACTACAACTACTCCTGTTTCAAACGTGATTACTTTGTCAAGTACAGCTGGTATTAACATTGGTAACACTTTTGTACCAACAGCAGTAACACAAAGTACAACAGCAACAGCAAGTTCTAACTCTACTGCAAGTAATAATAACGCAATTATTATTCCAACAACTACAACAGCTGGTACAGTTTTAAGTCCAATGGGAACAACAACTGGTACATGGCTTGCAGGTATGGCATTAACTAGTACTGGTACTGTAACATCTGGTACCTGGGTAACTGCTCTTAATGCTGGTACAGTAACAACAACCGGTATTGCAAGTACTGTTGCAAGTACAACAGGTACAATTGGTGCATCAATTACAGGTTCAGGTACATTTGCCAGTCCATGGGTTGCAACAATTAGCGGTTTAAGTAGTGTTGCAACATTCGTAGTTGGCGCACAAATTACTGCAACATCAGGAACAGGTACATTATATGGTAGTACACCAACTAGTGTAACAGTAACAAGTATTGTTAACTCAACAACTATTACATATTCTGTAGTTGGCGGTACAACACCAACAGCAGGTACAGTAACCAACATCAGTCAAACTGTATTGACAGCAAGCGCATCGAGCAACTTGTTACCAGGTATGGCTTTAACTGGCGGTGCTGTAACAGCAAGTTATGTAGCTGGACAGATTAGTTCAACAGGTACAGCATTAGCAACAGCATTGTTCACTGGAACAACTGGAACTAACACAATCGTTCTAAGTTCGTTCACAGTTGGTACTATTGCTTCTGTGGCAGTTGGACAATTTGTTGCTCCAATAGCAGGTATTCCAGCTAACACATTTGTTACAGCGGTTAACACAACTACAAGCACAATCACTATTAGTGCTAACTTGTATAGTTCAATTTCTGGATCAACTAGCACTTATGCGGCTGGTACTGGTGCTGGAACTTATGCGTTAACTCCGTTAACAACTGGTACAATTACTGGAACACCAACTACAGGTACAAGTTATTCAGTAAGTATTACTCAAACACAGGCCGCGGCTACTGTAACCGGTACGCAAAACTCAATTACAGTTGGTAGTACAGCTGGTATGGTTGCAGGCGAATCAATTGTATTCACTGGAACAAGTTTTGGTAACATTGTAGCAAGCACAACATACTACATTACTGAAGTTATTAGCTCAACATTGTTATCAGTTAGTTCAACTTACGGTGGTACAAACTTTGTAGTAACTGCTGGTTCAGGTACAATGACTGCAACTGCTGGTTCTGTACTAGGCGGTTTAACTTCAGGTACAACATATTATGTTGTAAGTGTAAGTGGTAACCAAATTACAGTAAGTTTAAGTAACACATTAACTCCAGTATACTCTGTATCAAGTGGTAACGGTTCATGGAATAGCTTAACTGGTAACAACTTTGCGGCAACAAGTTGGGATGGTTTAAACTGGACTCAACAGTTATTGCCAACAAACGCAAGTTGGAGTGCTCCAGCATTTGGTAATATTCAAGCAAGTAACGTTGGATATAATCCATTATGGGTAACACTAGCACAGGCTGTACCTGGTACAATTATTTCTGTAGCAAGTTCATCTGGTACAACATTAACTTTAGGCTCTGCGGCTACACTAGTTGCAGGCCAAGCAATTACATTTGGTACAAGTTTTGGTAACATTGTTGCTGGAACAATTTACTATGTACAAGCATCCATTACTTCAAGTACAAGTTTAACAATTAGTGCAACATACCTAGGAGGTGCGTTCACAGTTGGAACAGCATCTATTGCAAGTATTGGTACTGTTCTATCTACAACTACTGCGGCAAGTATGCATACTGGCGCAACACCATTAGGTCGTGCAAAAGTAGCAAGTGGTGCAATTACTGAAATTCGTATGATTGAACCAGGTAGCGGTTTCCCTAAAGGTAACGTTACTGCAACTACATCAGGAACTAACATTATTACTGTAGATAATACAGAAAACTTAATTGCTTTACAACCAGTAGAGTTTAATACAGTTAGTGCTGGAGGTTTATCAGTTCAAACAACTTACTATGTAATTGGTTCAAGCATTACTTCTAACTCGTTCCAAGTTGCGGCATCGGCGGCTCTAGCGACAATTGGTACAGCAGTAACTTTAACAACAAGTAGTCCAACTGGAATGATTTATACGGCTAGTCCGATTGTAACTATTACTGATCCAAACCACGTTAATACTGCGGCTACTCGTGTACGTACAGGCGACGGTGTACTAGGTAACCCAAGTTTCCCTAACCGTGGTGCTGGTAACGCGACTGCAACTGCAAGTTCAGGTGGTGATGGTTATGCAGATATCTATCAAAACACAGCATACATTAACATCGCTGGATTATATGCAATTCCACAAGCTGGTGCAAACGTACAGTTCTCAAATATTCCAAATGCTTGGTACAAACTAGTTATTGTAACCAACCAGTTGGGACAAGCAGGAAACTACACAGCACAGTTCCAAGTTAGCCCAAGTTTAACAACTTACCTTGCTCCAAACCATGGTGTACTAGTTACAACAAGATTGAAGTACAGTCAGGTTCGTTTAACTGGACATGACTTCTTGTATGTAGGTTCGGGTAACCAAACACAAACAAACTATCCAAACGTTACAACTGCTAACGCAATACAAGCCAACCAAACATTCCCAAATATTGGTGGTCGTGTGTTCTTTACAGCTACTGACCAAGACGGTAACTTTAACGTTGGTAACTTGTTCGGTGTACAACAAGCGACTGGTACTGCTACATTGAATGCTAACGCATTTAACTTAGCTGGTTTGCAGAGCTTGACACTTGGTTCTGTTAACTTAGGAGTTGGTTCAGCAACTATTACACAATTTAGTACTGATCCTTACTTTACTGCTAACAGTGACAACATTCTACCAACACAAAAGGCTATTAAGAGCTTTATTACAGCCCAAATTGGTGGCGGATCAAGTAGTTTGAACGTAAATACACTAACATCTGGTCAAATCTATGTTGCAAATAACAGCATTTCTAACATTAACGGAACCCAGATTTATGTCAGCAGTAAAATGCTGTTCACAGGCGGAATTGATGGGGCACCTGTTGCTCTTGTATTCTTTGCATCAAGATAAAACATTATTGGAGAAATAAAAAATGGCTGGATCAGGAAATAAAGCAACGACACAATTAAACGCAGGTAGCCAAACAGCTTACAGTTTAATTTACACAGTACCAACAGGCTACTATGGTGTTTATAACATTTCGTTTACAAACACAAGTAGCTCTGCGGCAACTATCAGATTATATATTGGAGCAAGTACAGCGGGTTCACAAAACGCAAGCGAATGCTACGAATATCTAACTACAGTTGTAGGCTATGGTGTATTTGAACGTACTGGTATTGTTATGGCCGCAGGTGCTAACATCGTTGCATCTTCAAGCATTGCCGGTGTGAACGTTAACGTTTACGGCATTGAAACATCAACATCATAATCAGGAAATAAGCGAGAATAAAATATGGCACGTTATAATACCACACTAGCGACAGAAATAGTCTCTGGAGCACAAACACTCTTGTCACCAGCACAAGGTGGATACACAGAATTTCAAGGTACTGCACCTTATACTGTAACAATTCCAGGACCATCGTTGTTCCTAGGTCAGACACAAAGTTATTTTAATAACACATCTGGCATAGTTACACTTCAAACGCCAGCTGGTGTCATTAACGGTCCTGGTTCAACAAGTTCTAACACAATAGCTTTGCCAGCAGGTAGCAGTATTATTATTGCATCTGATGGCACAAACTACAGCGTTATTACTTTTCCAGGCGGCCCACAATATGGAGTTACTGGAACATTTTCAAGCGATTTAATTAGTACCAACACAGGTACTGTTAACGTTTTTAATACTAACGCAACAGCAATCAACGCATTTGGTAATGCAAGTACAATTAACATTGGTTCAAGTACTGGTACAACAACAATTAATAACTCACTATTAGTTAAGGGCGGTATTACTACAGTTAACTCAAGTTCAGTATTAGTTGAAGACAAGAACATTGAAATTGGTTATGTTAACCCAGTTAGTTATGGTGGCGGTACTATTGGTACTATTACTGGTTCATTGGGCTCGAGTACAACATTTACAAGTATTACTGGTACTAAAGTAACAGCCGCAAGTACATATAGTGGTGTTAGTCAATTCGCAACAAGTGGTGTTGGTACCGGTGCAACATTTAACATAACAACTACTGGTGCAGGTACAACATATACTGGCGTAACTACAATTACATTAGTTAACCCGGGTTCAGGATATGCAATTAACGATACAATTACTATTGGTGGTAGTTCTTTAGGCGGTACAACTAGCCCAAACAACTTAACATTTACAGTTAGTAACGTAATTTACTCACCATGGACTGCAACTGTTACTCTTATGACCAACACAACCAACTTGGTCGCTGGTCAATCAGTTAGTGCAACTAACGGTACAGGTAGCTTAGGAGGCGGCGGTACAAGTTATATTATTTCTAACGTTCCAAGTTCAACAAGTATACAAGTAACTGCAACAGGTGGTACAACTCCAACAGCAGGTACTATTACAGCAATTATTCCAGGTAGTGCTGATACATTTGCCAACGGCGGCGGCATTAAATTATACGGATCAACTAATCACTTATTAACATGGAACAGCGCCGCAAACGGACCAGCTAACGGTAACCAAAACCCAGCATGGGTAAGTACTGAAGGTTTAATGATTAGTACTTCTAACGGTTTTGGTATTCAAAATACCGGTAACGTTAACTTTAACATTTTAACCAACGGACAGGCAACAGGTACTGTATCTATTGCAACTAACGCGGGTACAGGTAACTTGTTTACTAACGCAAGTTCGGGCGTTTCAATTGGTGCTAGCGGTGGTACTGCTACAATTAGTAACACTAACCTTACAGTTGGACAGTCTGGTGGTACAGTTACTTTCAACGGTATTACAACTTTCACAATGAACAGCGTAACATCGTTTAACTTAACTGGCGGTGGTACAATGAACGCTGGTAGTACATATGGTTATTTTAGTTCTCTAGGCGTTGGTACTAACACTAACGGTGGCGGCGGTACAATTTATGCTTCAAACAACATTGTTGCTTACTATTCTGATGATAGATTAAAGACACGTTTGGGCAAAATTGAAGATGCTCTTGCTAAATTAGAAACATTAAATGGTTTCTACTTCGAAGCTAACCAAACTGCTCAAGATTTGGGCTATACCGTTCAACGTGAAGTTGGAGTTTCGGCTCAAGAAGTCAACGCAATCCTGCCAGAAATTATTAAACCAGCTCCGATTGACGCTAAGTACATGACAGTTCAATACGAAAAGTTATTACCTTTAGTAATTGAAGCAGTTAAGGAATTGTCAGCCCAAGTTAAAGAATTGAAAAAACAAATTAACAAAGAGTAAAAAATGACAACACCTTCCGGAACAATATACATCAGCCAAGTTGACGGCGAAATTGGACTACCAAATAGTAGTCCATATTCTAACCTAAGTTTCTTGAACGGCTATGTTATTCCTGGTCAGCGCGATTCATATCCTGATATGAACGAAATGCGTAACAGAGCATACTACCAGTCAAATAACAAAGGCAACTGTAACAACGGTAACTGCGGAAATTGTAATTGTAATTGCGGTAATATCTGTTGCTATAACTGTTATATTAATGGTCACATTAATTGTACAAACTGCGACGGACAAAACTGGTTACAAAACAACTGTAATTGTAACTGTACCTATAATTGCAATTATGCTTCAGGATCATATAACTGTAATTGTAATTGTAACTGTAATTGTTAACAAGACAAGGAACAACATGATTTTTGAAATTCTGGCAGAAAGATATGGTACTGGCGTTACCGATCAAAAGACATTTTTTTACGATAACGAAAAAAATATCTTAAGTGATGAAACTGGTTATATCTGGGAATATCCTAACACCTACGCTAATTCAACATTTATACAAGATGTTCCATATAAGCCATTTGATAAAAATAATCCTTTGAAAAAATCAAAGGATGTACGTACAGTAAAAATTCAAATGGGGTTATCTTGTAATTACAGTTGTGATTATTGCAGTCAGAAATTTGTCGAACGTCCACGTGAAACTAACGCTAAAGATATTGAAAACTTTATGGAGTTATTCAATAACTTAAATTTTAGCGAAGATCGTGGATTACGTGTTGAGTTCTGGGGCGGCGAGCCATTTGTTTATTGGAAAACAATGAAACCATTGGCCGAAGCTATTGCAGAAAGATTTAAAGACTGGAAAAATAAACCATCATTTAGCGTTATTACTAATGGTAGTTTGTTAACAGAAGAAAATTGTGCATGGTTATATAGCATGGGATTCCACGTTGCTGTCAGTCACGACGGTCCTGGACAATTCACTCGCGGACCAGACCCGTTTGAAGATCCTAAAAAACGTGAAGTTGTATTAGATTTATATCAAATTTTACGTCCTTTAAACCGTATGAGCTTTAACTCTATGTTAAGTTATAAAAATCAAAGTCGTAAAGCAATTTATGATTGGTTTGTCGACTTTACAAATGATCCAAGTGTATTGTTAGGCGAAGGAACATTTGTAGATGCATACGATGAAGACGGTTTAGAAAATTCACTTAAAACAAAAGCAGATCATTTTGCCTTTAGACAACGTTCTTTTGGGGAAATATTTGGAACTAATGGAGAAATTGGTTTTACAGGTATACTTGGTAAGATTGATAATTTTACAGAAGACTTGTTAACACATCGAGAAGCAGATTATCTCGGTCAAAAATGCGGCATGGACAGTGAAGAAACTGTTGCATTTGACCTACGTGGAAATGTAATTACATGTCAAAACGTAAGTGCATTAGAAACAGGTAAAAATGGTGAACCACATTTAAGCGGTAACATTGCAAATATCGAAGATGTTTCAATTTCAACAAGTACACACTGGTCAAACCGTAAAGAATGTCCAGAGTGCCCCGTATTACATATTTGTAAAGGTGCATGTATGTTCTTAGATGGCGTTTACTGGAAAGCTAGTTGTAACAATGCCTACTCAGATAACGTGCCATTGTTCGCCGCAAGTATTGAAAAAATTACAGGCTACATTCCTGTATTAATTAAGAGCGATACATTACCTTTAGATCGTCAAGATATCTGGGGTAATATATACAAACACGAAGAAGAACAACCAAAGAAAATTATACCAATTAAGGTAGTCAGTGAAAAAGTTGCGGTAATCGATAACATCGAAGTTTACGGCAAAAGTTCCCTGATAAATACTACAGAAGAATCAGGAGCATGAAATGAATTTATACTTGGCAAACGGAACTAACAGATTATATGCATTATCAATTCAACTTGACGAGTCAAGTTTGACTTATAAGACATATGATGTGTATGAAACAATTAAATTAAAGCAATTCTGGGAAACACAAACAGGTAACGTATTACCTGGATCTTTATTTGATAAAGCACCTACACCTGCTATAACACCTGCATGGGTTACTGAAACATATTCAGTTTACGAAAGCCAATCACCTGAATCGCAAACTATTAATTTTTCGGACATTCAAGGTTTATCTGATTTTTCAGATCACGGTATTTTCATGTTGTATTCACCAGATTCTCCGTCTTATGTTTCTCCGATTAGACCAACGGCTCCTTCTTCGGTGCCAGCAGGAAAAACATCGATTAGAGTTCCACTTCATAACGGATACGCACTGACTACTGGTTCAAAAATGAGTCCATTTGTTCATAGTGCATTTAATAACAATATTGCTATGATTGCAATATGTGTGCCATTTGCAAGTGCTCCAGTTGATCAATGGTCAATTGTGTTTAACGTGAAAGATTCTAGTTTGTTTAAGTTAACATCTGGACAAGCAACAACACCAATGCAAGGAAATAGCGTTGGTAAATTTACAAAAAGTTTATTACCTAAAGTATGGTTTACTAATAAAACTATGACTGTAACTGCTGATGGATTTGTTGATGTTCCTTTTTACTTAGGAGATTCAACAGGAAATCCTATCACACAATCAGATGCAACTGTATATTTGAAAACCACAGCAGGACAGTTAAACAAACAACAAGTTACCACAATTAATGGTCAAGGTACTGTTCGTTTAATTGCAAGTCATTTAGTTTCTGGAGAAACTGCAACTATTAGTTGCGGATTTAAATTATTCTCGGGAACAGACGATTGCGTTGTCACTGTAAATTAAGGAAAATATGAAAATAGGAATTGTAGGTTCTGGAACCGCCAGCGCAGTTTCACTATTAAAAATATTTGAACAACTCGAAAAACATCAATGTAAGCATGTTGATGTTTTTTGCATTTATGATCCTAACATTCCTATCACTACGGTAGGGGAAAGCACTAGTTCGTTATTGCCAATCTTGTTATACAACGTAGCAAATTTTTCAATAACCGAAGAAATGCAACATTTTGATGGTACATTAAGATGGGGTACTCGATACTATTGGAAAGATGCTAACGATACAGAGTTTTTTGTTAAAAACGGTATACCAGGTTTGCACGTTAATAGTGAAAAATTTAGTAGATTTGTAATTAATAGGCTAGATGAAATTTACGAAAACTTTAGCCAGATACATGGCAACGTATCTAGTATGACACAAGATGCATATAAAGTTACGGCAGTCATCGATGATGTTGAACATAAATTTGATTTTTTAATCGATTGCAGAGGAAATCCAACAGAAGAAGAATTGAATAGTGGCGCATACAGCTTTCCTCAATTTGAAACAGTTAATTCTGTTATATTATATCCAGATTTTAAAGAATATAATGAAGATATTACATCAGCGTATGTACATGAAGATGGGTGGATGTTCGGAGTTCCACTAACACATCGAAAAGCGTTTGGATATTTGTACAATAAAAACTTTACAAGTCACGAAGAAGCAAGTGAAAAATTTGCAAAATTAAAAGGTATCGATACAATTAATCTAAGAAGATTCAGTTGGAGACAGTATTATAAAAATACTGCTATGGACGGAAGAATTATGTCTATGGGAAATCGATTACAATTCTTTGAACCTGCACAAGCATTGCCGTTACATTATTACATTAATTTAACAATGGAATTCATTAGTCGAATTATTAATAATAATTTAGACGTACATAAGATGAATATACAATTAAATTTTGACCATAGAAAAAATATAGAAGGAATGCAAAATTTAATTGCATTAAATTATTGCGGGTCTTGTAATATTAAAAGTCCGTTCTGGGAATATGCTACAATTAACTCAAGAAAACGTCTAAAAAATTCTCAACAGTTTCAACAATATTTAAGAGACTGTGAAAAATCTGAAAAAATTGAAATATACTGGTGGCATAACGCCCAGTTAATGAAAGAATACATTGACGGATTTGGAATTAAATTAGATCAACTAAGTCAAAAACAGTCTGCAACTTAGTTCTTATTGTTTTGCTACTAAAACTGTTACGTAACCCTTGGTGCAAAGGTTTAGGAGCACGATCGATAGTAGTCCATGCCCATCCAATATGTTCGTCACTTAGTGTTGGAATAAATTCAGATTCTATCACACACAAGTATGTGTGGAAATTAAAAACTTTGTCGTTACTAACAAATGTTTCTAGAGGTATAGTTTTAATTATATTAGGTACAGCGCCTATTTCTTCTTTAATTTCACGTTGTAAACCTTGCCAAGGTGTTTCTCCAGTGATATTAGTACCACCTACTAGCCCCCAAGTGCCTTCGTGTTTACCGTGACTTTTTTGAAGAAGTAAAAATCGTTGTGTAGACTTTGCATAAAACAATGCACCACTACAAACAATTTGTTCTTTTACAATACTATTTTCCATTGGCCGGCACCATATTCACCTTCAAAGCTCTTAACCCATGAAACACCATTCCATGTGTATTGAACTCCAGTGTATATATTCGTTTGCCATACCATAGTATCCGATTCTTGACTTGCATTAAAAATAACATGCCATGCAGATCCGGTATATTCTATAATATCGTTTGCATGTGCTACTAAATTACCCCACACAACCGCAGGTGTTGTATTGCTTGCATTTCCAATATCTTCAATAATTAAATATCTAGTACCAGCAGTAGGGCTATTAGGTGTATATGTTTGTGGATTAATAATAGCATCAAATGTACCAGGACTGTTTGGTCTATAACTAGTAGATGCATTATATCCAGCATCTGTTTCTAGTTTACCAGTACTATCTATACCAGTATTTGATGTAAGTGTATCTGGATTCCAATTAACTTGTAGTACTGTTGGGTTAGTAGGATTAACAGCAATAGTTCCGATAACATAAGTACCATTCGGTTGCAATAAGTATAGCATACTCGATCCTGCAACATATTGACCAGTGAATAATTGGAACAAACTTAACCAATCTTGGGGCGTACCGGTGGCTGTTGGAATACTCAGTGTTGGTTCTGGAGGAACTATACCTGCTGTACTTTCTAATAATGTTGCTTGATTGTCGTAAACTTGAATTTTAAATCCGGTAACAGTAACAGTTTCTGAAGAAATTAAATCACTAAAAGACGGACTATTTCCATCTGTTTGCAATGTTGGATCTATACCAAGTCCATCAATGTACCCTGCAGGATAATTTGAATTGTTGCTGTATAAACTTGTGATAATTTTTGTAATAACACCAAGATGTTTGACCTTAACTGGAGGACTAATCCATATAGGAGTATCTAAAGTCAGCGTTGCAACATCAATTGGAGTATCGGTACCAACGGGCACTTGTTTACTACCCCATACTACGTCACCTAAATTAAGAACAGTTAAGCTGGTCCAGTCAATGTAGTTGTCTGTAGTTTGTAATTCTAAACTAGGATTGAATAATACCAATACTTGTTCAAGTATTTGTAATTTTTGATCAGTACTACTTGTCCAAATATCGCATTTCATTTTTAAATTAAACGGAGTTGGCATTAGGCGTTCAACAGTATAGTTACGTCCTTGCGCTCCAGTATAACTTCCATCGTTAACATCTCTTTCACGGAAATTTAATTTTCCAACATACGTTTGATCAGCAAGACGATTGCGGTCTAATTCTAAACCTGTTATGTAAACACTAATACGTGGAATACTATTAACAGCATTTTCACTGTTCATACGCATGATACTAGCTACTTGTCTGTCTGCATCTCCGTACAAAACAGGTACTTGATGTAGTGTTCCGTCACCATATTTGACCACAAAATTGCTAAACACACGCATTGTTTGTGTCAAATATCTTCTTACTTGTCCGTCATAGAACCATTGCATTATAAATCCGCCCTAGGTTTAAGAGCAGTAGACAAACTTTGTCGTTGTGCATCTCTTGTGTTATATAGTGTCACAGTCCATTGACCATCACTAGGTATGGTTTGTTGTGTATCGTCAATTACAGGCAACGTAATTCTTAAACAAGTAGTTTGTATTCCTGCTGGACTTGTGTAAACATATGAACTATACAACGATGGATAATCGCTTAATGCAAATTCAAGTTGTGTTGGACCAGATTTAATAACAGCATATGGAATTGCATTATTGATTGCAAATAAAATTCTAGTGTTTACTTGAGTCGCCCCTTGTGTTAGTGTAACAACATCACTGGCCACTTGACTATTATATGTGTAACTGGTGTTATTGATAAAGCCAGTTTTTAGTGTTTGTCTTGTATCATTGTTTGTCATATTCATTCTAACAGCATCTTCAACTTTAATCCACCCACTTGATTTTTGATCAAAGCGGAATAATCTGTTAGGTAAAAAATCTGTGCGTAAAAAGAAATCATCTGCACCTGGATTTTCAGGAAATTGAATACCAAATCCAAATGCATAACCGTTAACAGGATAACCATCACCGATTAAGTAACCAGTATAACCTGTACGTACAGGTCTAGCATTATTTTCGTTAGCAAGATAACTAACCTGACTTGCATCTAATGATGTTTCATCGACGGTTTCTAATAATGGTTTGCCAGTATTAGGATCGACAGCAAGCGTATAAAATTGTCTAGTTTCATATCCACTCTTAGGAGCATCGGCTTCTGCTTGTGCTACAATCTGCTGATTAATTTCGATTTCTTTATTAAACGTACTCAGCAAATCTTTTAGAGTTACATTAGCACCCACAATAGGATCACCGTTAGCATCTGTAGCTTGTTGATTAAAGATAGTATCAAATTGTTGGCTATCTGTAACACGTTTAAGTTTTAATCTATATAAATGTGGGAACCAAGTTACACTAAATCCTTCACTTGCACGACCTACATCAGTAACAGTATAGTATCTTGGCAAACTAACATCATAATTATTAAGAGCAAAATCATCTCTTAAATGGGGTAACTCTAATACATCGCCGCTAATAGGTTTACGTCCTATAGTTTTAACAATGTCATTAATATGTACGGTCATGTACAATGTGTCATTATCAATAAACAAACCAAATTGACTTAAATTAAAATCAATATTTTGTACATTGTACATGCCTCGAATTCTGTAAATTTCATTATCGTACGTGCTATCGCGATTTTCCAAGAAAAGCAAATCTTGAATATTTGTAGGTTGGGCACTAGGATAATTAGGCTGATCAGCAGTGGCATTTGTTGGGTCGGTATTAGCACCTAAATACTTGTGCCAATAGACATCGGTTCCTCCCGCTTGGAACATTTCGCTAGCTTGACGATCTATGAATTTATAGTCGTTGCCTTTTTCTGGTTTGTATAAGGATAATCGTGGCATATTGATATTTATCGTTAGCTAAATATACTAGGAGAGTAAAAAATGGACGATTTACCATCAACTACGCAGAGTAATTCCACTGTAGAAAGAAATAAGGTTTTTGACTATATAAAAACCATGCTTGGCGACGGCATGATTGATGTCGAATTAGATCCTAAACATATGGAAATTGCGTTAGATCGTGCATTAACTCGTTATCGTCAAAGAAGTAGTAATAGCGTAGAAGAAAGTTATTTGTTTTTAGAACTCATACAGGATCAAAACGAATATAGATTACCCGACGAAGTTATAAGTGTTAGACAAGTATTTCGTCGAGCTATTGGTTCAAGAAGTGGTATAGGTGCAGGCGGAACATTGTTCGAGCCGTTCAACTTGGCGTACACTAACACTTACTTGATGTCAGGTAGTATGATGGGTGGCCTAGCAACTTATGATGCTTTTGCTGGCTATCAAAAATTAGTAGGACGTATGTTTGGTAGTTATATCGAATTCCTCTGGAAACCAACCACACATATTTTAAATATTTTACAACGTCCTTTTGCTCAAGGCGAACAAATTCTCATTCAAAGCTATAATTATCGTCCCGACTGGGTTCTGTTACAAGATCCTTATGCTAAACAGTGGTTAAAGGACTATGCACTTGCCACAGCTAAAGGCATGCTAGGAGAAGCACGTAGTAAATTTGGGTCAATTGCAGGTCCCGGTAGTCCTATTACACTAAATGGAACTGCCCTTTTAACTGATTCAAAAGCCGAATTAGAAAAATTAGACAAAGAAATTGAAACTCTAGTTAGCGGCGGAACGGGCTATTATTTCATAACTGGCTAAGAAAATTCTTGACCCCTGTAATAAAAGTGTTATATACTAGCACTACTTACAGGGGATTCTTATGATTATTGGTGTATGCGGTTTTATCGGTTCTGGCAAAGATACTATTGCCGATTACTTAACTAACTTTCACGGTTTTCGACGAGAATCCTTTGCAAATAGTCTTAAAGATGCAGTAAGCTATGTGTTTGGCTGGGATCGAACCATGTTAGAAGGACGCACAAAACAAGCCCGTGAATGGCGCGAACAAGTTGATCCATGGTGGGCAGAACGCTTAAACATGCCTAATTTAACACCACGTTGGGTATTACAATACTGGGGCACTGAAGTTTGTCGCAAGGCTTTCCATGACGATATTTGGATTGCTTCATTAGAGAATAAACTACGCAACTCGAAAGATGACATAGTCATTAGTGACTGCCGTTTTCCTAATGAAATTGCTAGTATTAAAAAAGCGGGCGGCATTGTTATTCGTGTGAAACGTGGTCCGGAACCTGCATGGTACAATGATGCCGCTGATATGAATGCCGGCGACAAGTGTATGAATTGGATGCTAGCTAAGACTAGAATGGAAAAACTAGGAATTCATGCTAGTGAAACAGCATGGGTCGGCACTAAGTTTGATTATGTGTTTTCTAATGATTCTAGCATAGACGATTTATATACTCAGATAAAAACTCTTATAAATCCGGAACAAGATCCCCTTGTCGCCATTGAACGCCTTCTCGATGAAGAACCCGTTGACAATTGGCACACACGGATTTTAGATTAACAAATTTACAATTATCTAAATTTCCATCAACGTGGAACACATTGAATACTTCTTTATGCGGGCTTTTAAACCCGCATTTGTCGCAAGTATTTTTTAGTTTATATCCAGCTTGTTGCCATCTAGGCAATTTAACACCTCGTAAGCAATTACCGCACATGCTCCTATAATAAGCCTGTCCGTTTTTATAATAATTGATAGCTACAGGTGCTCTTCCGCACGAACATAATGGTCTCATATTTTATTTAAGCCTTTTTAGAGCCTTTTTATAGGCTTATATAAGCGTTGTTTTACCAAAATGCCATAAATACATTAAGAACATGTACTCATGGAGATAACACAATGGCTCAACTAAATTCACCTGGCGTAAGCGTAACCGTAGTAAACGAAAGTTTCTACACTCCCGGCGCACCAGGTACTGTACCTTTAATCGTCGTTGCTACGCAAGCAAACAAAATGAATTCGGCTGGAACAGGTACTGCTCCAGGAACCCTAGAAGCAAATGCTGGTCAAGTATACTTGTTAACAAGTCAAATGGACTTGGGCAACACATTCGGTATTCCTTACTTCCAAACTGATGCAGAAAATAATCCAGTTAACGCAGGTGAATTAAACGAATATGGTCTACAAGCCGCTTATAGTTTTTTAGGCGTTAGTAATCAAGCATACGTTGTACGTGCAGACATTGACACTAGTCAACTTATTGGTACAGCTACAATTCCAACTGGTTCGCCAGTTGACGGAACATATTGGTGGGATACTGCAACAACTAGTTTTGGTATTTTCCAATGGAACGGAAGTGCTCCAACAGCTACAAACGGACAAACTTTTGTTAACCAAATTCCAACAGTAATTAATGCAGGTTCAGGTTTATATAACACTGGAACGTATGCTCCATTACCAAGTTTTGGTGCTGTAGGATCTTATGCGATTGTTACAGCTACAACACTTGCAACTCTATGGTACAAACAATATAATACAGCAAGTGATGGTACAGGCGGCACAACTGCTGGTGCAAGCACAGCAGGTATATGGGTACAGGTTGGTTCGACTGCTTGGACTGCAAGTATGCCAACAGTTACAAGTAGCGTTGCTTCAACTAGTGCAACTATTTCAAGTGGCGATACATTGATTGTTAACGGTTATACTGTTACTGGTGCAACTACATTCGGTGGCTTAGTTACAGCACTAGGATCACATGTTACTGGTGTTACAGCAAGCGTACAAAACGGTTATTTGAATTTATATTCAACTGGTGTTGCAATTACACTAGGCGGTACATTAACTAGTACAAATAAAATTATCAGTGCAGGAACTTATAATGCACCAGCATTAGCAATTTCTCCACACTATACTGTTCCACAATGGGCAGGTAGTTATTCAAGTGGTGTTTTAACTCCAGGATCAACTTACCCAACAGGTAGTATTTGGATTAAAACAACTCCAGTAAACTTAGGTGCAAACTGGGATATTGAAAAATATAACGCATCTACAGCTAGCTGGATTCGTCAAACGATTTCAGCATTGTATGGTAGCAACCAGGCCGCTATGGCCGCATTAGACCCAACAGGTGGCGGTATTAATATTCCAGTTGGCCAAATCTATGTAAAATACAATGATGACGAGTTGACTAACCCAACTTATGCAAACTTTAAAATTTATCAACGTCTATCAACTGGTGTAACTAGCTCAACTTCAAATGCAATAACAGCAAGTACATTTACATCTGGTACATATACATTCACTATTTCATCAAGCCAAGTTGGTACAGCAGTATTGCCAAGCTATGCAACTGTAAGTTTCACAGCAGTTGGTAATGCAACAACTGACTCTCAAGCATTAACAACAGCGATTAACAACGCAGTAGTTTCATTAGGCAACGTTGTAGCAAGTGTAACAAGTCTAAATCAAATTGTATTAACACATACACAAGGTGGTGATATTAGATTACAAGACGGCACAGGAACACCAATTGGTAAAATCTTTACTGTTGGAACAAATAGTGCTTTCTACGCAGACCCAACAGGAACTGCAAACTACTATATTATCACAGCTTGGGCAAGTGCTACATCAACAGGTACAGCACTAGTAACTCCTTCAGCAACTGCTCCAACAACAACTCCAGCTAACGGAACATTGTGGTATAACAGTTCTGTAAGCGATGTGGACATCTTAGTTAACGATGGTTCACATTGGAGAGGTTATGCTAGTACTGCTGGTAAAGTTGTAGTTAACCAAGGTGTTGGTTATACTAACGGTTACTCACAAACTGATGCCAACGGTCCAATTATCAGCGCAACACAACCAACAACAAACAGTTCAGGTGGTGTATTACAGCACGGTGATTTGTGGATTAACACAAGCAATTTACAAGCCTGGCCACAAATTTATCGTTATAACTTCTTAACAAAAGCATGGGTGTTGATTGATACTACAGATCACACAACAAGTAACGGTATTATTTTTGCCGATGCACGTTGGAGTGACCAAAACAATAATTCAGTTGGTGCAAAAACTGGAATGGAAGCACCTGATGCAATCACAACATTATTAACAACCGACTTTGTTGATTTTGACACTCCGAATGCACAGTTATATCCAAAAGGTACATTGTTATTCAACCTACGTCGTAGCAGTTTTAATGTAAAACGTTATGTAACTAACTATGTTAATACTCAAGCATACAATACGAACTTATCAGGTACACCATTGATGACATCATATTATCCAGATTCATGGGTAACTGATGCCGCAAATGATTATAAGGGCCGTGGAGTATTTGGAACACACGCTCAACGAGCAGTGGTTGTACAAGCACTCAACGCTTTAATTGAAAATAATCAACAAATTCGTGACGAAGATAGTCGTGTATTTGACATCATTGCATGTCCAGGTTATTTAGAAACATTACCAGCATTGGTAAGTCTAAACAATGATCGTGGGTTGTTATCATTCATTATTGCAGATGCTCCAGCACATTTACAACCCGATGCAACAAGTTTAAGCAATTGGGGTAATAATGTGAAAAATGCTCCTGTTGACGGATGGGACGGATTAGTAACGACAGATGCTAATTCAGCAGTTTATTATCCATGGGGCTTAACAACAGACTTGTTAGGTAATAACATTGTTGTTCCTCCAAGTCACATTATGTTACGTACTATTGCATTAAGCGACAATGTTGCTTATCCTTGGTTTGCTCCAGCAGGTGTACGTCGTGGTGGTGTAACTAATGCAAGTAGCGTAGGTTATGTTGATGCAACAACTGGTGAATTCAATACAGTTGCATTGAACACAGGACAACGTGACACATTAGCTAGCATCCACGTAAACCCAATTACATACATTGGTGGAGTTGGTCTAGTAACTTATGGACAGTACACACGTCAATTGGTTGCAAGTAGTTTAGATCGTATCAACGTTGCACGTTTAGTAATTTACTTACGTTACAAGTTGAATGCTATTTCTAAACCATACATTTTTGAACCAAACGATACAATTACCCGTAACGAAATTAAACAAGAAATTGAAAAATTATTGCTTAACTTAACGGCTGAACGTGCTCTATACGACTACCTAGTAGTTTGCGACACTTCAAACAACACACCAAGCAGAATCGATGCTAATGAGTTATACGTTGACATTGCTATTGAGCCAGTCAAGTCAGTTGAATTCATTTACATTCCATTACGCTTAGAAAACACTGGCGCTATTGCTGGGTTGAGCAAATAAGGAGACATAAATGGCAATTGCGGCACTTTCAAATTTTACAGTACCACTAGCAAGTGATCAAAGCGCGGCTTCACAAGGCATGTTAATGCCTAAGTTGAAGTATCGTTTTAGAATTAACTTTGAAAACTTTGGTGTAAGTACTCCAACAACCGAACTAACTAAACAAGTTGCTGAAGCGGCTCGTCCAAGTGTTGAATTCGAAGATCAAAAGATTGATATCTACAACAGTATCATTCACTACGCTGGAAAACCTAAGTGGAAACCACTTACAGTTAAACTACGTGATGATGTTACTGGTGCAGTTAGCAAGTTGGTCGGCGAACAAAATCAGAAACAATTTGACTTCTTTGAACAAAGTTCAGCGGCCGCGGCTGGTGATTACAAGTTCACAATGCGTATTGAAATGCTTGACGGTGGTAATGGATCTAACACACCTAACGTTCTTGAAACATGGGAACTATATGGTTGCTACGTCCAGCAAACAAACTGGCAAGAATTAAAGTACAGTGAACAAGGTCCTGTTATGATTGACTTAACAATTCAGTTTGATAATGCAGTACAAACTGATCCAGTTCCAGCAATTGGCGCTCCTAAATCAGTGATGATTCCAGGTGCCGCTAGTGGTAAGAACGCAATCGGTTCATAATATTAAGCCTACGCAAGTAGGCTTTTTATTGACTATTCATTAAATACGCAGTTTACTATTTAAATAAATAATAGTATGGCCTTTACATCTAACCGCAATTTACAAGCAAACAACGAGCTTTTTCTAAAAGATTATCAACACGCGGCTCGTGTGTTCTCCGACGACCAGTTTAGGCTTGCTCCTAAACAAAAATTTCTATTCCATGTTGCATTTGGCATCAATAGCTCAACTGTTTATAATTTAAATTTAATTCAGCGTTACGGTAAAGAAATTAATATGTTAGTAAAAAGTGTTGACTTACCACACTTTACTATCAAAACTGATATGGTAAATCAGTATAACAGAAAGAAACAAATTCAGTACATGCATGAACCTATGGAAATAGGAATTAAATTTCATGATGATAATATGGGATTAATTAATGCGTTGTGGCAAAATTATTACAATTATTACTACGCAGATCCAACTAGTGCATCGGTACAAGGTGCATACGAAAGAACTGCGACACAAAATTCTAACTATATTCCAACAGCATATGGTTTAGATAACGGAAGCACGATTCCATTTTTTAGTTATATTAAAATTTATCAAATGGCTAGACACGAGTATGTTCAATATACATTGTCTAATCCAATTATCAGTAGTTGGAATCATAATCGATTAGATTATAGCCAAGGAAATCAAACGCATGAGTTTGATATGAAGTTAAAGTATGAAGCTGTAAGTTACAATGTTGGTTCTGTAGATCCTGATAAAGATCCTTCTGGAGGCGTCGAAGGGTTTGGCGATACACATTATGATCACACACATAGTCCATTATATGGTGTTAATCCAGACCCAACTGTTAACAGTCCAAGTTTCGTAGAAGCATTAGATGTTAGATCTAATGCTCCTGGTTTTCTTGATAGTGTAATAACACAAATCAATACATATCAAAATACTCAACAACCGATTAGTGCAAATGGTACTAGCGGAATTACTAGCCCTAATCCATATAATAATGCAAGCGGACTTAGTGGATTTAGTTTTCCAATGAGCAACACCGATAGCAACACAACTCTTGCAACTCAACGAAAAAAGTAAGGAAATAACATGATTGGAAATTTACCTGCAACACAGCAGAATGGTTCAGTAACCGTCAAAACATTCTTCGATACTTATTTTAATACTCCCGTAAGTTTTCCTGCTGTAGAAATAGACGCAACTGTTGCATTTTTTGTTAAACGTGGGTTTGATTATACAAGTGCTAGTAGTACTGCAATTATTTTATTAAATCAATCAAGAGTAGAAAATGTCAGTGTCTTTACTTTACTAGACAAACTAAAAAGTTTGACAGACGTACAACTTAGTCAAGTAGTGGCACAAGTACTAAACGCTTACAGAGAAAATACTAGCCTATTAGGTTTTAGAACATCTGTATCCACCGATACTTTTGAAGCCCGCAATATTTTAATATAATATGGCAAAGTTCGCACGTGGCAAATTTAACATGAAGCACCCAGACAAGTATGTTGGTACTAAATTGCCAACATATAGAAGTAGCTGGGAATGGAGCTTTATGAATTTTTGCGATAATAACGAAAACGTGCAAAAATGGGCAAGCGAAGCCGTACAAATTCCCTATAGAGATCCGTTAACTGACAGACAAACAGTCTATGTACCCGATTTCTTCATTCAATATGTTGACCGTAATAATCGTGTTATTACAGAGTTGATAGAAATTAAACCAGCAAGTCAGACAATTTTAGAACGTGTTGGTAAAAATAAATTCAATCAAGCACAGTTTGTAAAAAATCAAGCCAAATGGGCGGCGGCTGGGCTTTGGTGTAGACAGCAAGGCATACAATTCAGAATCCTTAATGAAAATGATATCTTCCATCAATAAGTAGGATAAGTAATGTTATGACTAAAAAACTTGAAGAAATCCTAAACTTACCTGAAAGCAAGAAAATTGTTAAGCAGGAAGAAAAAGAACAGAAAAAAGCTGAATTAGCACAACCATTTATTCGCGATATGAGCGAGTACGATAAAATATCAGCGGCCCTTCCACAAGTAAAAGGTTTGGGTGATGCCGGTGATGCCGAGCTTGATGACCTGGCTAAAAAGGCTCAAGATGCTTACGAAGATATTATGGATTTGGGCATGAACGTTGAAGCTAGATATAGCGGCAGATTGTTTGAAGTTGCGGCTAGTATGCTAGGACATGCTATTAGTGCTAAAAGTGCTAAACTAGACAAAAAGTTAAAAATGATCGATTTGCAGTTGAAAAAGCAAAAATTAGACCAAGATAACAGTCAATCCGATGAAGGTGTAACTATTCCAGGAGATGGAGTTATTATCACAGATCGTAATAGCCTAATAGAAAAATTAAAGAATTTAAAATAAATATAGTACTAGGACCAGACTATGAAATCATACAAAGAATACTTGACCGAAAGCAAGAAAGTTTACGAATTTAAAGTAAAAATTGCCGGAGATCACCCAGATAATGCCGTTGAGCAAATTAAAGGCTCACTAGCTCAATTCCATGTTAGTAAAGTTAGCAAAGGGATGACAACACCAATTCAAGAACGTCACAGCGAATTTCCAGAACATAAAAATGTTGGAATGACTATCTATGATGTAACTACAGATTATCCAGCAACACAGTTGCAAATACGAGATATGGTAGCTACTGGTTTAGGTGTTACACATAGTCACGTTATTGTTAGAAACATGGCTGAAGAAGCAGAACATGCGTTAAATCACGAACATGATAAAAAATCTGGTAAAGCATTAGTTGGTACAACACAGGAACCTAGTAACCATGGCGATATGGTTAATGACAAATACAAGTATGATTTGTTAAAAGAATTAGGTAAAGAAAAACATAATATGACACAAATCAAAGGATTTAACGATCAAATTCTGGCAAATAGCTTGCCTGGTGTGTCAGAAGAATATAAAAAAGTAAAAGATTTTAACTCAAACAAACAAGGGAATGTCAGCGCAATCGGTACTAAGCAAAACAAACTCCCTGTACTACCTAAGGGAGCAAGATAATGCATTTATACGATTTAATGGCAAAATTAAAAAAGATTGAAGAAGCTGGCGAACCAGCTTCAATGGATTCAGCAAGACCAGGTACACCTCAAGGTCCTGCAATGCCAGCACAACAGTCTACACAGCAAACACAAACAATATCTCCACAAGCTGATCGTCCAGGTCTTGCACCACACGGTGATCCTAAATTGTACGATGTACAAAAGTGGTTATCAAGCCCTCCATTCAATTATCCAGTTAAACCAGATGGATTAAATGGACCAGTTACAAAGAAATATTACGACATGGCTCAGCACACACATGAAGAGTTAGTAAATTTCCAACAACCAACTGCTAGTGCTTATGGTATGACAGCAGGTGCATGGATCGGTCATGCATACGGTGCATTAAAGGCATTTTTTAGTAATTTTGGTAAAGGTTTTAATTATGCGTCTAGTAATGATTTAAATCCACCTACTATGAAAGAAAGTCTTGAAAGACTTCGTAGAATTGACGAAGGCACAGATGTAGAAGTTGATGAATGCGGTCCAATGCCAATGATGCCACATGCCGGACAACAAGACAATGTGACTATGAATGTTAATATGTCTGGTCAAGGCGAAGGCGGCATTCGTAGTCTAATGGATATTCTACGTAGTATTGAAAAAGGCGAACAAGGCGAAGAGCCAATGATGGTAATTGGTAAAGGACCAGACGAACACGATGCAGAAGAGCCAATGATGGGAGATATGATTGCACACATGTCAGACGAAGGGCAAAGTGATGATAGTCCACTTACATCTGATGAGCGCGGAGTAGGCGAAGAGTTTGATGATGACGAGGAAACTTATGGCAATAGTGCCAAGGGATCTGCAGGACATCATGTTCATGGGATTGACGCAGTTACATTCAGCGGCGATGATATGAATAGTAAAGGTAAAATTAGCCCAGTTCAACGTGCTCCTGGTACAAACAGTTTACGTGAACCAAGCAACTTTGACGAGTCATTGGTAAATCGTTTAAGTCAAATGTACCAGGCTATTAAAGAAGAACGTACGGAAGAAAAGAACGAAAAGGGTGAAGTTACTAAATGGAAAGAAGAAACTCCATGGCGCAAGGCTACAAACAAAGACGGCCGTGGCAAAGTAACTAACATGAGTGATAAAGCTCGCCGTGAAACAGAAAAACTGGCCAAGAAAGATGTAAAAGAAAACGCTCATCACGAGGACGACGAAGAAAGAAAAATTCGACACCTAATGCGAAAATATGGTTGGAGTCATCAAGAGGCATTAGAGTATTACCACTATGAAGAGCATGATCCTAAAGATTATGAAGACATGGAAGAATCTGCCAAATGGCGTGATCCTAAGTATAAAGGTAAACTGTTTACTCAAAAGAAAGGCGACAGCGACGATTACGATCATATAGATTATGGATACGGGATGAAAGAAAGACCTAAAAAAGATCCTGGACAAAAACGCTCTACATTTGACAGAGATACTGTATGGACAGATCCATTAGATACTAGAAGTAATTTACCTAAGCATCACAATGATCCTGAGAACTGGGGGTATGGTAGTATCTCTAGTAAAGGCGACTCAAAAGGAAAACTTACGGCTGATAGAAGAAAGCGTATGAAAAATGATATTCGAGGAAGTTTAGGACAACACCATACTCCAACCTTACCAGAACAGATGAATGAAAGCAAAGAATTAAACGATATTATTGCATTAACAAAAATGTTAAAAGGTTAAGTTTCGTCGCAGTTAGCACCCTGTCCAAGGTGCCAAATAGACCCTTCGGGGTCTATTTTTTTCGGTAAATAAAAATATGGCAAAATCACTAGACGGCGTCTTAACCAAAAAAGCGCATAAAACAGAAAAGTTCACTGAGGAGCAAGTAGCTAGCCTCATGGCATGTGCTGACCCTGACAAAGGGTATTTGCATTTTGCTAAAAACTTTTTCCACATTCAGCATCCTGTTAAAGGTAAAGTTAAATTTGAACCTTATGAATATCAGGAAAGACTATTAAGTGCGTATCACGATTATCGATTTAACATTAATATGTTACCGCGTCAAAGTGGTAAGACTACTTGTGCAAGTTCCTACTTGCTGTGGTATGCAATGTTTCACCCAGATCAAACAATTCTAGTTGCCGCGCACAAGTTTACAGGCGCACAAGAAATTATGCAACGTATTCGTTATGGATACGAACTTTGCGAAGATTATATTCGATGCGGTGTTGTTAGTTATAACAAGGGTAGTATAGAATTTGATAACGGATCACGTATTGTAAGTCAAACAACTACAGGCACAACGGGTCGTGGTATGTCTATATCATTACTATACTGTGACGAGTTTGCATTCGTGCAACCTAACATTGCTACAGAATTCTGGACCTCAATTTCACCAACACTAGCAACTGGTGGTCGTGCAATTATTACATCAACACCGAACAGTGACGAAGATGAGTTTGCTACGATTTGGAAAGAGTCACAAGATAAATTTGATGAGCACGGCAATACTAAAGATGACGGTTTAGGACGTAATGGGTTCCATGGATTCCGTGCCGAATGGTACGAACACCCAGATCGTGATGAGCAGTGGAAACAAACTGAAATGGGACGTATTGGCGAAGAACGTTTCCGTCGTGAATATGGTTGCGAGTTCTTGGTATTTGATGAAACGTTGATTAGTTCGTTGAAACTTATCGACATGTTAGGTAGAGAACCACAATTTAAGATGGGGCAAGTTCGTTGGTATAAAAAACCAGAAGTTGGAAAAGTTTATCTAGTAGCACTAGATCCAAGTTTAGGAACAGGCGGAGATTACGGCGCAATTGAAGTATTTGAAATGCCTGAAATGATACAAATTGCAGAGTGGCAACATAACATTACTCCTATTCAACAACAGGTTAAAATATTAAGAGATATATTAAAATATGTGTCAGAAGAGATAGGCGAAGAAAATTATAATAGTATCTATTGGAGCGTGGAAAACAATACCGTGGGTGAAAGTGCCCTAGTTGTTATAGACAATTTAGGAGAAGAAACCTTCCCAGGATTATTCTTAAGTGAACCCATGCGTAAAGGGCACGTTAAGAAATTCCGCAAAGGATTTAATACTACATTCGGCAACAAAATTAGTACTTGTGCTAAAGTTAAGTATCTTATTGAAGAAGATAAATGTGTATTAAATAGCAAGAGTTTAATCAGCGAACTCAAGACATTTATTGCAAAAGGTACAACTTTTGCGGCAAAAGAAGGGCAACATGACGATTTAGTAGCGGCTTTGCTACTAGTTGTACGCATGAGCTTGCTACTAGCAGAATGGGATCCAACAGTATTCGATAGGCTAAAAGTACATAGTGACTGGGCTGAAGACGAAAACTTTGAACTACCTCTGCCTATTTTTATATCTACTGGAATGTGATAAATATCGTATGGACACAAATTTGAATAAAATAGCCAAGGACCTGTATGGAAAGATAGAAACTCGCTTTCCTGACATCAAAATTGGCGATGAAAATGCCGAAGTTTTAAGTAGAAAAGCAGACATTCCACGAGCACGATTCTTCGAGTTCGAGTATGAACACGATGGTGTTAAACTTGGTAATGTTGCAATTACGTTGGATTCTGATGATGGAGTAGTAGTACAAATTAGCGGAAGTTTAGCAGAAAAAAAACACCCAGGCGTTTTCAAATTTATTCGTGGATTAAGATCATTTGCTAAGGACAGACTATTAAATTTTGATATTCAAAACATTAACAAAGATCAATTAGATAAAAGAGACTACGAGTTTCAATCGAAGCCTAAGGAAGAATTCACCATGATGGAAAGTAAAATGTATGGTACTGCTAAGATCAGTTACCAGGATCTAGGAGAAGCTAGACTTGTTATTAAACACAGTCAGCCTGTTAACTTAGATCTAGCCGCAGGACGTACAATGCACATTGAAGGCATCTATGTAGAAAATGCACAAGGTGAACGTTTTAAATATCCATACAAACATCTTAACGGTGCTCGTGCTTTAGCAGAACACATTAAGGCCGGTGGTAATCCTTACGATAATATTGGTAAACATATCACAAGTCTAAGTGAAGAACTAGCACAGTTACGTAAATTTAAAAGCTATGTTAGCCGTAATGAAACTTTATCAGAAGCAATGGGCGGCATTACCGATGTAGTGTTTAATCGTATTGATTCTATTAAAAAAGAAATTCACAACCTACAACGTCCATCATACTATCAAGCATTTGCAGAATCATTTGAAACACGTGAAGAGCAAATGATTCCAGAAGAAATCATGAGTGATTTTATTGATCGCTTGACTATTCGTACATTTAATGAAGAATTAAAAACAGCATTTCCTTTTATCTTTCGTTTGATTGATGAAAGCGATATTCCAGTTCGCGAGCTAACAGCAGATGATTTATTAGACGAAGCAGGAAATCCTGCACAAGCGGCAATTGCAATTTCTAAAAAAGAATCAGGCAAATACAATAAAGAAGGTAAACGAATCAAAGAATCTCCAGAAGATCAATTTGAATCATTTATGAATCAACTTGTTGCCGAAGACGAAACAGATCAACAAGGTGTAAACACTTTGTTTAGTAGTATTCCAGAAGTAAGAGCACAAGCAGTTAAAAATTTAAAAGACAAAATTAGTCAAGGTTTAAAACCAGGAACTGATGGAGTTAATGCCGCGCTAACTTTAAAAGGTATTATTGACAGTGACAAGTTTACTGAAAATTATCTAAAAGGTATGTCGGATAACGATAACATTGTTACTGTATTGAAACAATTTATTAAAGATGTTGCAAACAATGATCCTAAAGCCGCTACATCAGGAAAAAATCCTGGAGCACAAGATGCGGCTAAAGAATTATTAGCAAGTGGCGAATTAGATAACATGAGCGCAGAAGTAACACCTGATATAGGTTCAGAAGCTCCACCAGAAGCTCCTCCTGCACAGGAACCTAGCGCAGAAACACCTCCACCAAGTCCAGAAGCTCCTCCAGCGCCAGGGGGCGAAGTACCTCCTGAATTAGGTGCAGGTGCTCCTCCTGCTCCTGAAGCTCCTCCTGCTCCTGTTGCAGAAAGTGCTGGTAGAAATCTTGCAAAAATAAAAGCAAAAATTATTAAAGCTCGTGAATGCGGTGCTGATCTAAGTACAAAAATGGATTTTGGTCACAGAGCTATGACACTTCACGATGCAATCAAAGAATGTGGGATGACTCCAATGGAATGTGGATTTGAAGAATCTGAATTTACACACAACATCGGAATGGCACACAAGCCAAGTAAATCACACGGTGAACAAGAAATTGAAAGTAGTATTAGCGGATTTTGGAATCCAGATGCACACATGACTGAAGGCAATTTTACAATTGGTGCTACTCGTGTAATTTCAAAGATTTTAAAAAGTTATAAAAACGGTGAATACCAACACGCTACTCCACATGATGTAAAGAAAGTTATTTCTAAAGTCAAGCAAATGGATCCACAAAGTAGTGTCAAAGGTGTAACACATAAACCAAATGCTCATCCAGCAGACATGCCAAGTTCTGTAGCAGAGGAGCTATCAAGAATTAGAAAATTGTCAGGTGTTTAATATGAAAAAAATTACAGAATCAGAATTAAAGAGTCTTGCAAGAAGATTGCGTGAGTATACTGCGGTAACCGAAGATGAAACGGTTCCGCCAGAACAATTATTAAAGCAGTACGATGATGCAATTAGTGCTATGAAATCCATGCTTAAAGATAATCCAGCTGTACAAGTATCTATTAATGACTTGCAACAAAAACGCGAGGCACTAATTAAAGCTAACCCTAGTCTTGCTCCACAAACGAATAACAACGAACCTCCTGCTAAAAAATCTTGGAATGCAAACACACTTGGTTTAGGTATGGGTATGCAAGGCAAACCAGATCTTAAAGTACAACAACTACAACAAATGCTTCACATCGAACCAGCAGATGGTCGATTTGGTCCAGCAACACAAAAAGCAGTTATTGCAAAACAAAATGAATTGATTCAAAGAGGCGCAAAGATTAAAGCAGACGGAGCATGGGGTCCACGCTCTATGCAAGCTCTAACAGATTTTCCAGATCTTACACCTGTAGAACCGTCTCAGGACAACAATAAATCTCAACCAGTAGTTAATGTTGAAGTTCCTACCGGTGATACATCTGGCACCGCAGGCACAGATAATGTTAAACCAACTCCAGCACCAGCCCAGCAACCTGTTGAAAAACCAGATTATACCAAAACTGGTTTGACTACTTCCGATGGACGTCCTGTTACCAGCTCTGATGGTAGCCAAGTAAAAACAGGAGCTCAAAGAGAGTCAGTTGGATACGACGAGATAAATCGAATTGTAAGTTTGGTACACTACAGATAATCGAGTAAAATACTCACATTTCAAGCAAGATTTCTCTTGCAGAACTAAATAAAAGTGCGTACAATAACATGTATGCACTTTTTGTTTTATCGGGTGATAAAACAACTATAGGCAAATAAAAAGCACACAAAGGCTAACAATAGGAGAATATTATGGCAACTTTGGCAGAAATTAGAGCAAAATTAAAATCGTCTGAACAAAAAGGTTCAGGAGAACGTACAGGCGGAGATAAATCAATTTATCCGTTCTGGAACTTAAAAGAAGGCGGAGAATCTACACTTAGATTTTTACCAGATGGTAACTCCGACAACACCTTTTTCTGGGTTGAGAGAGCAATGATCAAATTGCCTTTCTCAGGCATCAAAGGTGAATCAGAAAGCAAAAACATCACAGTACAAGTACCATGCGTTGAAATGTATGGCGACACTTGCCCAATCTTGGCAGAAGTACGTGGATGGTTCAAAGACCCTTCATTAGAAGACATGGGTCGTAAATACTGGAAAAAGCGTAGTTACATTTTCCAAGGTTTCGTTGTTGAAGACGGACTTGGTGAAAAAGCAGAAGAACAACCAGAAAATCCAATCCGCCGTTTCATTATCGGTCCACAGATTTTCCAATCAATTCGTGCGGCACTTGTTGACCCAGAGTTGGAAGATTTGCCAACTGATTATGTACACGGTTTAGATTACCGTATGAAGAAAACATCAAAAGGTGGTTATGCTGACTACTCAACATCAAGTTGGGCACGTCGCGAGCGTCCACTAAGCGATGTTGAACAAGCGGCAATCGCTCAACATAGCTTGTTTAACTTAACAGACTTCTTGCCTAAGAAGCCAGGTGAAGTTGAATTGAAAGTTATGAAGGAAATGTTTGAAGCGTCAGTTGACGGCGAACCATATGACATGGAACGTTGGGGTCAATACTTCAAGCCAGCAGGTATGAGCCAAAACACTGGCGATCCTGTTAAGTCAACTCCTAAAGCAAGTGCTCCAGCGGCAAGCGATGACTATGATGACGAACCAGCACCAGTAGCTAAGTCTACTCCTGCTCCAGCACCAAAAGCTGAAGCAAGTGCAGGCGGTGATTCACGTGCTCAAGACATCTTGGCAATGATTCGCAATCGTCAGAAGTAAGCATACGGGTAAGGGACTTCGGTCCCTTACAATCATTTAGGAGAAACACATATGGCTACAAAAGCCTTCGATTTATCAAAATTTAGAAAGACCTTGACCAAAAGTATCGATGGTCTTGGAGTAGGATTTAATGATCCTACAGATTGGGTTAGTACAGGCAATTATACGCTTAACTACCTAATCAGCGGAGACTTTAACAAAGGTGTTCCGTTAGGCAAAGTAACTGTATTTGCCGGAGAATCTGGTGCTGGTAAGAGTTTTATCTGCTCAGGAAATTTAATTCGTAACGCACAACAACAAGGCATTTATGTTATCTTAATTGATAGCGAAAACGCACTTGATGAAAAGTGGTTACACGATTTAGGTGTTGATACAGCCGAAGATAAATTGCTTAAACTTAACATGGCAATGATCGACGATGTGGCAAAAACCATTCACGAGTTCATGAAAGAATACAAGGAAATGACTGACCGTCCGAAGGTCCTCTTTGTCATAGACAGCCTTGGTATGCTTTTAACACCTACTGATATTAATCAGTTTGAAGCGGGTGATTTGAAAGGTGATATGGGTCGTAAACCTAAGGCATTGACAGCACTTGTTCGTAACTGTGTAAACATGTTTGGTAACTATAACGTAGGTATGGTTTGTACAAATCACACATACGCAAGCCAGGATATGTTCGATCCAGACGACAAGATTTCAGGTGGACAAGGCTTTGTCTACGCAAGTTCTATCGTAGTTGCTATGAAGAAATTGAAGTTGAAAGAAGACGAAGATGGTAACAAGGTTTCAGAAGTAAACGGTATCCGTGCCGCTTGCAAAATTATGAAAACTCGTTATGCTAAACCTTTCGAAACTGTACAAATTAAGATTCCATATGAAACAGGTATGAATCCTTATAGCGGTATGGTTGATATGCTTGAGAAGCAAGGCTTGTTAAAACAAGAAGGCAACAGGCTCAAGTGGGTTGATCCAGAGACAGGTGAGGAATTCAAATTCTACCGAAAAGAATGGAAAGATGATAAATTAGATATGATTATGGCAAAATACCATATCAAAACTGAAACAACAACTACCATTCCTGAGGAGACAGACGAGAATGTTGACTGAAACACAAATTAGTGATATCTGGGTATTCTTTACAGAATATATTGACAAGAAGCAATTAGAAACAGCGGCTGAACGCTATGTAGACCTACTAGCAGATTTCGGTGTTCCTGATAGAGTTATGCAATCAGTCACAGGTGTCGATACAATCTTAGATAATGCTATCGAGTACTATCTTGATGAAGTTGACGAAGACGAAGATGGCGAAGACTACGACGAATTGGAGTTTTAATGGGGTGGTATTCTAAAGTTTCGAAAGATATTAGTAATATACCAGATGCGGCTGAATATTTTGAAGCCGAACTGTTAGAAGCTAAAAAAGAATGTAATATTAGTGGAAATGTTGAACGTGCCGCGGCGGCAATGCCAGGTGTTGTTGAACAAAGATTCGCTCAGTTGCAGGAAATTGAAGCTATCTTAGAATACCTTAACATCGAACTTCGTCGTTTGAAGAGTAGTCACTTTCGTAAGTACTTAGAAAACTATCAACGTGCTCTAAGCAGTCGAGATTGTGAAAAATTTGTCGAAGGTGAGGCAGATGTAGTTGACTTTGAAAAAATTATCAACGAATTTGCCTTACTACGCAACAAGTGGTTAGGTATTACTAAAGCACTTGACCAAAAACAGTGGCAAATTACAAATATTGTAAAATTACGTGTCGCTGGAATGGAAGATGCAAGTATATAACTAATTTGTCCAAAATTATGACCATAGGCCTTAAATAATATTGAGGCCTATTTTTTCTAAGAGGTTGACCTTTGAAAAAAGTAAGCGTATACTAACTAATATGCACGTAGATACACTATTAACAAAAATTATTGACGAACCTGAGTCATATTCTAAAACAGTTTTACCTAAAAAGGATTACGGAACATTGTTGAGTTTATATTCTTCAATTTCCAGTCCTACTTATATAACTGAAAACCAAGGTCGTCTAATTTTACGAATTCTTGAAGAAAATTCTAAAAAATTATCGAAATTTTCTGAAGAAATTTCTCATGTAATTTCCAATCCTATATGGTCAAGAACGTTCCGGCAAGTGGAACAGGTGAGAAAAATGTATATAACACCTAACCCCGATGACTGTGCAACTATAACCATAGAATTCACATTTTCTTCACAAATTCGCAAAGTTTTGCAAGACACATCTCGACTATGCGAAAACTTAGATATGACATCTAATGGTAAAAAATACGTTGCAGACCTTACGGAACGAAATATTATCACACTAGTCGATGCACTGAAACCTTTTAAGTTTGAAATTGACGAAACACTGAAAAATCACTATGAAACCATAAAATCTTGGTCATTACAAGAAGTATGTGACCAATTTTTAATCGGCAACATGACCAGTACAAACTTCCAAAAACACATTACAGCCGACTTAGGAATAGAAACTGCCATTGATCAAAACATTATCATTGACCGCAGTATGCGCTACCAGTATCGACCAGAAATTTCCAAAAAAATCGGTGAAAATTTGACCGAAGTGATTGCTAACCGAGAAAAAACTCGAGTTTGGATCGACAAAAAAGACCACAAAATTTCAGAAATTATTGCAAGTTTAATCAGTTTAAAACGCACTCCTATACTGGTTGTATTCGATTCTCTTGCCAATGAAAAATATTTAGAAAATCTTGAAATTTTGTCAGATGCCCTTGAAGAAAATGGAATTTTTGACAAAATTGGAGTTTACTTTAGACTGACAAATGACGAAGTTGGAAAGAAATTTAACAAAATTATTTCAGAAAAACATTATAATAGTGTGTTAGATCAGTCGCTACAAGTGGCCGCAGTACAGAGTGGAAAATTACCGAAATTTTTCCTGAAAAATCCATGGCGTCCTATGAGTGTTATTGCGCTAGACACAAAAATGGGGTTACGTCACGGTAAAACTTCCGTGTATGCCAACTGCTGTGATTGCATAGTTGAGTGGGCAGACCAGCCAACTATGTTTGAAAAAAGGATAGTTAACACATGGCAGTAAAATTAGTAATTCGAGACGAAGTTAACATTAAATTCGAAGGCTTGCAATTAGAAGCTCGCAAAAAATTGGCTAATACTTTTAAGTATGAAGATCCAACTGCACGTTATCGTCCAGCTTATAAATTAGGTCGTTGGGACGGTAAAGTGTCAATGTTTGGGCTTGGCGGCAATGGTTATTTGAGTCAGCTAGAAAAGTGTCTTGGCATACTTGCAGACATGGATATTGACATTGATGAATTAGAAGATTTGCGTACAACTAGCAAAATTGAATTCACTCCTGTGACTGCAAATTACTGGGCAGACCAAGGAAAAGTATGGCCTGAAGGACATAGATTTGCTGGACAACCTATTGTGTTACGTGATGATCAAACGGAAGTAGTCAATAGATTTTTCACTAACACTCAAGCATTGCAGGAAGTTGCAACCGGGGCTGGTAAGACTATTATGACAGCGACACTAGCGCATTGTGCTGAAAAATATGGTCGCACAATTACTATTGTTCCTAACAAAGACTTAGTTACCCAGACAGAAGAAGATTTTATTAACGTTGAATTAGATGTTGGCGTTTATTATGGTGATCGTAAAGATTTAGGTAAGACACATACTATATGTACTTGGCAATCGCTTAACATATTAGATAAAAAATCCAAGAACTGGGATGCAGAATTAGCTTACACCCTGGCAGAATTCCTTGACGGAGTTAAGACTGTTATTGTTGATGAAGTACACATGGCTAAGGCAGAAGTTCTTAAGAATTTACTCACACAAAACTTGTGTAACGCACCTATTCGTTGGGGATTAACTGGTACAGTCCCTAAAGATGCGTTTGAAGCTGAACCTATTTTTGCATCAATAGGTCCTGTAGTCGGTGGAATTAAGGCACATGAATTACAAGAGATGGGTGTGCTTAGTAACTTACATGTAAACATCTTACAACTAATAGATTTACCAGAATTTAAAACATATCAAGAAGAATTAAAGTATCTTGTCACTAACAAAGACAGGATGACATATTTTAGTAAACTAGTTCAAGGCTTAGCAGAAACAGGCAATACACTAATTCTAGTCAATAGGATCGATACAGGCAAATTATTAACAGAAATGATAGAAGGCGCTGTTTTTATTTCAGGCGAAGTAAAAGGCACGAAACGCAAAGAGGAATACAAAGAACATGCAACAAATGATAACAAGATTACTGTGGCGACTTTTGGTGTGGCCGCTGTGGGTATTAATATCCCCCGTATTTTTAATCTGGTTCTTCTTGAGCCCGGAAAGAGCTTTGTTAGGGTTATACAAAGCATTGGGCGAGGCATTAGAAAAGCGGAAGACAAAGACTTTGTACAAATCTGGGACGTTACGTCGACCTGTAAATTTGCCAAGCGTCACCTCACGACGAGGAAGAAATTTTACAAGGATGCCAAATATCCGTTCACGATTGAAAAGATAGATTGGCAAAAATAAGGAATTATGCAGATATTAACATTAGACAACGAGATGTTCTCATTGAACAACTTACCAGAGGAAGTAGACGAAAATACAAGATTCGCAGTATTAGATAACAGTTCGCCAGACGATCCGGATTTCTTATTCATGCCTTTAATATTCCTGGAAAGTTTTAACGCTCCAGCTATGGTCTTAAGAATCGGCAATGATGAAATTGCAATGCCAATAGATTGGTCAATTGCTGTGGGTGATAGTCAAAGCGGATGTGACATTGAAATTTTACCGTTAACTAGTTTAAATGACAGAGGTTTTGAAGCATTGTGTTTCAATCCACTAAGCTCGTTTAGGGTAGAGTTTAAAAAGATTGAAATTGTAAATTTTTACAATGATGTTAAATGGTATTTTCCTAAAATGAAAAATAGTCAATTATTAGCGACTCCATTACAACAAGGAAATAAACCAGACTGTGTATATTTTGTCAAAGAAATCAGTAGACAAAATGAAATTATTCAATTGGATAAAATATTATGACATTACAAGTAGCATATTTTCAACCCGTAATTATGGCAATGGATACAGTACCGCCAGTAGAATTTAGCAAAATCTATGCCCTTGCTGAAGAGCTACATCGCCATCCGGAATTGAATGATAGTGGTAATCCTATGCTTAGTATTCGAGGCGGTCAGCAGATACATGTATACCCTAATGATTTAAATTTAGATGTTACATGGCTTAAAAATTGGTTAGAAAGTATCTGTCAAGGTTACATGGAACTAGTGACACAACAATCAGGCCATCAAGAGTTAAAGATGTGTAAACCAGTTATCGGAAGTATCTGGACCATTAGACAAGAGTCAGGCGATTATCAAGAAATTCATACACATCCAAATGCTCATCTAAGCGGGAATATCTATATCAGTGCTCCGGAATTAGACGACGAAACTAAAAATCCAACGGACAGTCAAGTTGTTTTCCAACTGCCTCAGAACAGAGATTTAACAAAATTTATCATGCAGGATACATGGAAATATACTCCTACTCCTGGAACTGTAATTTTATTTCCAAGTTATATTCCACATACAGTTTATCCTTGGAAGGGTGTTGGATCACGGTTAGTTATGGCATTTGATGCAAAATTATTCCCTAAAGACGAACAAGTATGAAATTAATTCCGCTCGGTATTCAAATTTATCAAAGCAAGATTTCTCAAGAATTTTACGATTTCTTGCTGAATGAATATGAAAATAATTTAGAGTCTTACGAACAATTACATCAGAATGAAAACTTCTGGGATGGTGCAGATTTTTCATTTTTAAAGGAAGAACACAAGGATTATATTGAAAAAAACATCCAGGTACATGTAACAGAATACATTGGAAATAACATTTTAAAGTTGAAAAAACAATGGATTAATGTACAAGCACATGATGGATTTTTGCCTTTACATAATCATTTTGGAACTTTATCTTATGTAATCTATTTAAAAACTCCTAAGTATCGAGCTAACTATTTGAACAAAAGACGTCAACAAATTGACTATACGGAAGGTTCCATACAATTTACATACGGGCATACAAATAGTTTATTTCCAGCACATGCACTTGTGCAACCAGAAGAAAAAATGATTTTAATTTTTCCTGCTGAGATAATGCATTACGTCTATCCATTCAGGGATCGCGAAAGTAAGCGGGTGTCAGTTAGCGGAAATTTGCATAAGGATACATGAAATGGGCAGTCTTAAACCAGGTGCAACTTATATTTACGAACGTGACGGCAACACTACCTATGCTAGAGAATTTGGAGCAGACCCAAGTACTCGGAAAGCTGTTGGTTGGGATTATGATCCTGAAGAATCGAAACGATTTGATGTGCGGACTGGCGGTCAAAAAGAATTAGATGACCACAATGAATGGATTAGAATACGATTAGCAGGAAAGGACAATCCCGCCTTGCAAAAAGCCATAGATCGTGTTAAAATGTTATACAAACTAAGCCAAGAAAAATATGAGTGATAAAATCGAACTTAAAGAAAAAATAGCATTTGTTGACCTAAATGCAAAGTCTGTTTGGGATGAAATGACTCCTGAACAACAAAAAAGTCTTAAGAGCGAGTTATACATTCTTAACCGTTATATCAGTAGTGTAAAAAGTAATAAACGTGAAATCCAAGAACACTTTATATTAACCGTTAATGAGTATTTTAACAAGAACTGGAATGTTTTACAAAAACATCCTAAGCTACTTTGGCAGTTATTGTGTATGTGTAGTTATGATGGTACTACACAATTCTATCATGAATGGATTGGTTTTAAAAAGAAAGCGGGTGGCAGTAAAAAGGCAAAATTCCTAGAAGAATTAATGCCTAATGCTAAACGTGATGAAATAGAAATGTTGGCAGTTATGTCAACAGATAAAGAAATTAAAGACCTTGCACGTCAACACGGCATGGATGAAGCAACGATTGCTAAAAAATTAAAATGATGGCTTTAGCTAACCAACCATTCGTATGTCAATATTGTAACAAAGGGTTTATGCAGGAAAAAACCCTGTTTGTGCATGTTTGCGAACAAAAACGCAGAGCACTTGCACGTACAGAAAGACATGTAGTATTAGGCTACGATACCTTTAATAGGTTTTATCAAACAACTCAAAACAATAAAGGTAGTAAGACTTATGATGAGTTTGCAAAAAGTCCTTACTATAATGCTTTTGTTAAATTTGGTAGTTTTGTCAGTAATGTTAACCCCTTATACCCAGAGAGATTCATCGATTATGTTGTCACTAGTGGAGTGAAGTTAGACCATTGGTGTAGAGAAGAATTATATGAACAGTATGTATTCGATTTGATTAAACGAGAATCTGTCGAGACAGCTCTCGAGCGTAGCATCATACACATGCAAGAGTGGGGAGAAGCAAATAATGCGGCTTGGAACCATTATTTCAATTATGTTAGTCTAAGTCGTGCATGTTATGATATTAAAGATGGAAAAATTAGTCCGTGGTTAGTTTTAAATAGTACAAGCGGAAAAACTATGCTACAAAAGTTTAGCGATGAACAGTTGGCACATATACAAAATATCATTGATCCGCCATTCTGGGTAAGTAAATTTAAAAAATTACCAGCAGATGTTGAACTAGTTAAACAAG